CCCAAATAATGATATAAATAAGATCCTTGAACCAGTTTATGATAACTGTGAAAAATGGGAAGAGATGGAAATGCTTATTTTCATTAATGATAATTCTGAATTCACAAAGGACTCTATTCCATTTCTTGATGAGGCAATTCAGAAATGCGACCGCGAAGGGCCTAAAAAGCATTTAATATTTATGAGAGAGTTACTTGATAAACATGATTTTATAAAAACAAAATATGTGGATACTACATTTGCTATGGCTATTTCAAAGGAAAATAACAAATGATAATTCCTGCTCCCGGTAGAAGGGAAACTGAAGCAACCGAAAAAAGGCCCCCGGGTCAAACAGATATGACCTGGCGGGGGTCGGGGCAGATTAAGTGACTATTCCATCAGTTAAATAAGACGGCTTCTTTGGCGATGCCAAAGCCCTGTAGCCCCAGGGCTTTTATATTTATCGACGCATTTAAATCTCTATTGAGAGAAAGGTCACAGCAAGGACAATGATATACCCGGTCAGACAATTCGAGTTTATGACGATTACCGCATCTAGAACAAGTTTGACTCGTGTATGCCGGATTAACCTGAATCACTCTCTTACCGGCCCATTCTGCCTTGTAAGAAAGAAAATTCAAAAATTGTCTCCATGCTACATCTGCTATGGATTTGTTAATACATCTAAAATTATCCTTTACCATATCATTTATAGAAAGATCTTCAACACATATGGTATTAAACTTACTGACTATTTTTCTGGATTCTTGATGAGCAAAATTTTCACGTTTCCATCTTATGCGTTCATGTGCTCTGGCAACCTGCTTGCGGTATTTTTTACGAAGATTAGAGCCCTTTGGTTGTTTAGAAAATTTCCTCTGAACCTTTTTAAGTTCCCCTTGTTCAGTCTTAAAAAACCTCTGGTTTTTAATCCAGCTTCCATCGGACATCGTGGCAAAAGTCTCAAGTCCCATATCAACTCCAATAGTGGGTTCAATGGGTTGTTGATCAGGCTCTTTATTAATAACACAGGAAAAAGTTACGTACCATTTGCCAGTAGTAGACCGTCTAACAGTACAGGTCTTAACAGTGCCTTCAATTGGCCTGTGAAGTTTGATTTTAACTCCACCTATTTTGGAAAGTTGTACAACATTTTTCAGGAGCTTAAATCCAGCTTGGGGATATGTAAAAGAATCATATCGGAACTTCCCTCTAAATCTAGGATATCCAGGATTTTCACCGGTCTTAACTCTGCGGAAGAATGCCCGGAAAGCAAGATCAAGACGGGTAGATACATCTTGCAGACATTGGCTGTAAACATCATTCAAAAAATCACACTCCTGCTTAAGTTTTGGGATAGTGGTCGATTGGCTGTACTTGGAAAGACTTTTTTTCTCAGTTTCCCAAGAGTTTTTACGTTCTTCGAGAAAATGATTATAGAGCCATTGACAAGCATCCAAGGATTTCTGAAGTCTTGTTGTTTGCATATTTGTCGGAAATATCCGGTATTTAAACGTCTTACGAGACATATTTATACAATAAACATTGTTTTGCATAAAATCAAGAACTATTTTAAATAAAAAGGAGAGAATATTATGATTAAAGACATTATCAAGTATGGCGTGACAGAGGCGGCTGTAGCTGAAATGAAAAATCAGTTTATGCCATTGGTGATAAACGACATTGACGACAAAGAGAGTTTTGACGCTGTTCATAATGCAAGAATGGTAGTCAAAAATCACAGGGTATCCATAGAAAAAAAACGGAAGGAACTTAAAGCTGATGCTCTTGAGTATGGTCGGAAGGTTGACTCCGAAGCAAAAAGAATAACAGCATTGCTTGAACCCATTGAAACCCATCTCCAGACCGAAGAAGATAAGGTAATCAATGAGAAAAAACGTATTCAGAAAGAGAAGGAAGAGGCCGAACTTGCCCGAGTCAATGGAATAAGGCACATGATAGAAGTTATCAGCAACCACAGCACCGTTGAATACAATGAGACATCCGAAGCCCTTGAGCAGAGAATTAAGCTTGTCACGGTCATGGAAATTGACGAGAAGTACATGGAATTTCGGGAAGAGGCCCAGTCAAAAAAGGATGGCGTTTTGGCAAGGCTGAATGAAGCACTTGCAGAGCGCAAAGAATATGAGCAGGAGCAGGCCCGGCAAGCATTAGTTTTATCACGTCAAGATGCCCTATTATCTCTCGGTATGAGCAAAATAGGCCCATCTTTCAGCTTTGATGGAACATCATTACTTGATGAAAGCATTCTTAATTCTAATGATGATGTCTTTGCTAGAGTTTTTGAAGAAACAGATAAAACTATTCGTAAAATGAAGGAGGCAAAGGCTGAAATTGAAAGAAAACAGAAAGAGGAAGCCGAACGCCTTGAAAAACAAAAGAAAGAGCAGGCCGAAGCTCAGAGGCTTATCGATGAAGAAAACAAACGCAGAGAAGAAGCCCGGAAAGCCGAAGAGGAAAAGCTGCGATTAGAACGTGAAGCCTTTGAAAAAGAGAAAGCTGAACTGGCACGTCAGAAAGAAGCTGAACGCATGAGACGAATACAGTCAACAGGACTTGTGAATACAGATTATGACACGCTATCATTTGGCAGTTACCATTACTCCGAAAGGTCTTTACTTAATATGGACGATGATATGTTTGACGCTGAAATAAAGCGCATTATCAACGAGATTGAGGCCGAGAAAACTCGCCTCAAGAAAGAGCAGGAAGAAAAAGAAGCCAAGCTCAAAGCCGAAGCTGAAAAGGCAGCACAGGAAAAACTTGAACGTGAACAGAGGGAAAAGGAAGAAAAAGAAGAGCGTGAAAGGAAGCGTCTTGCTAAGATAGAAGCAAGAAAACCCGACAAACAGAAGCTTGATGATTTTTCTCAGAATCTACTAAAAGTTATCAATGAATATCCCCAGATAAAAGATCCGGATATTCAGGATATATTGGCTAATTTTATTGATGATATGGATAAAGTAATTTCAAAATTTAAAGAAGAATTAAAAGCACTATAATATTGACAACACCATAGAATTTTGATACATTGTTTACAGCCAATGACAAGATCCAAACATAAACCTATCGTGCCCTGCTTCCTCTACCATTAAGTCATTGGCGACTTCAATAGGAAGTGGGTCGCGGCCTTTGGAGGTAATTATATGGATTATTTTGATGAAACAATTGCACATATAGAAGAGGTACAAAGAAATATGTACCTGATTGCATCAGAACTTGAAATGCGATCTAAAACCCATGATGAATCAAAGCTTAATGAACCTGAAGCGTCATCTTTTGCTGCATTAACTCCATTGTTAAAAAAATCGACATATGGATCTAATGAATACAATGCCTTTCTTAATGAGCTAAAGGATACATTAAAACATCACTACTCTATGAACAGGCATCATCCAGAACATTTCAAAAATGGAATATCGGGCATGAATATTATTGATTTAATTGAAATGTTTTGTGATTGGCTTGCCGCAACAAAAAGACATAATGATGGCGATATTTACAAGTCAATTGAAATAAATAAATCACGATTCAATTTATCAGATGAGTTGGTTTCTATTTTTATAAATACAGCTAAACAGGTTTTTGAAGAAAAGCTCAGTTCATAAAGGAGGCTTAACCATGCAGGAAACAACAGAGAAGGTATGGCAGGATAACAGTGTATTCTATCTCTGTAAGTGTGGATACGAATATCACGGCAACAAAAACACGGATATCAATCTTTTGGTATGTCCAAAATGTAAACGTAAGAATTGTTGGACTGAACAACCATTTTAAAGGAGGTAATAAAATGATAATAGCAGGGTTTGATATAGAAACAATACCGAATCAGAGGATACCGGAAGCATGTAAACCACAATTTGATCCTGATGAAGTCAAATTAGGAAATACCAAGGATCCCGCAAAGGTTGAAGCTAAAATAGCAGAGGCCAGGGATTCATTTCAGGATTCAATGATTAAAAAAATGAGTACTACTCCATCACTGGCGCAAATATGTACGTTTGTAGGCATGAAATACGATACCAAAACTAAAAAGGTTATAAAGAAAGTATCTATTCAGGTTACAAAAGCATACGATGGTGATGACCTTGACGCGGTTCTGGAAGGGTGGGAATTTTTGAGGATGTGCTACAATGAGAGAACGCCTATTGTATCCTTTAACGGGATTGGTTTTGACATGCCTATCATGTGGCACAGGGCCATAGCTCAAGATTGTCCTGTCGATCAAAATTTATATAATAACCTCATACCAAGATATGGCAATTACCACCATTATGATCTTCTCGGCATACTTGCTGGATGGACCCTTGATAAAATGAAAGGTCATTCTCTTGAGTTTTTTCTCAACTTATACGGGATAGGGACCAAAAGCGGCATGGACGGATCACAGGTTTACCCTGAATGGCAACTTGGAAATTACGATAAAATACAAGAATACTGTGAATCCGATGTATTACAAACTTGTAAGCTTTTTGACAGAGTTGAATCGTGGATAAAAATTGAAAGAACGGAGGCCATTTAATGGAAAAATCATTACAGGTAGTAGATATAACAGAATATGCCTTAACCCCTGCCAGTATGCAAAGACAGGTTAATCTCATACAAGAGGTTATGGCACAAGTCATGAAATCAGGGGAACATTACGGGACTATTCCAGGATGTGGAAACAAGCCAACCCTTTTAAAACCAGGAGCGGAAAAATTATCTGCAACTTTTCATCTTGCCCCTAAATATCAAATACAAAAAACTGAACTTGGAAATGGACATAGGGAATATGAAATAACCTGTACTCTTTCATTAATCGGTTCAGATACCTTTATTGGCCAGGGGGTTGGGTCATGTTCTACTATGGAGGGTAAATATCGTTATCGAAAAGGAAGCATGACCTGCCCTGAATGCGGTAAAGAAAATACTGTTATAAAGGGAAAGAAAGAATATGGGGGCGGTTGGTTATGCTACAAGGCCAAAGGAGGGTGTGGTGCAAAATTTAAAGATGACGATCCATTTATAGTAAATCAGGACACTGGTAAGGTTGAACATGATAATCCTGCTGATTATTATAATACTGTTTTGAAAATGGCAAAGAAAAGGGCGCATGTAGACGCTATTTTAACCGCTACGGCCGCAAGTGATATATTTACCCAAGATATTGAAGATATGCCTGAAGTCATCACAGGGGCTAAAGGTGGCGTTCAGGAAGCCGAATACACAGAGATTAATAAAAAAACTCCAAAAACTACTAAACCAAAATTAATCGAAGCAACAATATCAGAAACACAGGCGGCTGAAATAAACGATTTATGTCTTGAATCCGGAACTGATGTAGCAGTATGGCTGGCTCATTATAAAATAAAAACTGTTAATGACCTACCATTGATAAGTTATGAATCGGCTATTAAAAAGCTTAAAACTACATTGGCAAATGTAAAAGCTTCGGAATAATGAATTCAAAGGTAGAATTAGTCAGGGAGATATTTGTGGAGCAAAGGGAAATATATTGTTGTGGATGTGAAAAGAAAGTTATTGCCGATCTGGTAGACGGATCTCTTGTATATCCACATAGGCAAGATTTATATCATCTCCAGTTTTGGATTTGCCAGTGTCGATGTTATGTCGGGTGTCACAAGGGAACAGCAAATCCTCTCGGAGTTATCCCTACTAAGGAAATAATGAACGCCCGGAAATATATTCATGCTATCCTTGACCCTCTATGGAAATCCGGCAAATATAAAAGGAAAGATTTATATAAAAAAATCAGCGACAAAATAGGATGGGATTATCATACAGCCAAAATAAGAAGTATTGAAGAGGCGCGAGAAATATATAAAATCATAAAGGGTATATCAAATGGAACTAAAAGATCTTGAAAAACAGCTTGCATGGGCCAATAGAAAATTATTTGACCGATTACAAGAACAACCTGACTTAGTGGAAAAAGAGGGGAAAGCCGAATACGCTTACAGGGTAGCTTTAGCAAGTAAAATGCTTGACCTTAAAGCGTCTGGCCAAAAAGTTACCTTAATCCCTGATTTAGCAAAAGGTGATTCTCAAGTTGCTTCATTGCGGTTAGAATATCATATTGCTTCAGGGTTGTCCGATTCCAACAGGGAGGCAGTTAGAGCTACTCAGTCAAGTTTAAGCACGATACAAGGGCTTGTGGCTATCGAGAGAGCTAAAATTGACAAGGGTCTATTTAGTGAGGGGAACTAAAGGAGTAGGCATGAACAAAGACAAAGATAAAATAATGAAATATCTTTATACTCTCTTACCAAAAAAACAGGTCAAAGAAGTATTAGAAAATAGTGGTGGGGATATTGACTATTCATTTTTAGGCTTTGTTGATATCTATTATTATCTTAGTAAAATTATTCCTACACATTTCACTGTAGTTGATTTAGGGTGTGGCTACAATCCCCAATGTTTTTTCTTTTTGGAGCATAAAAAATATGTAGCTGTTGATTCATTTCCTAATACTGTAAGATTTCAAAGCAATAATTGTACTTTTTATGAAATGGACATAAAGCAGTTTATATTGGAAAATATCAAAGATTTTGATTTGGATGAAACTTTTGCTATATGCTCATATGTCCCCAATTGGAATAACAAAAATAGACAGCTTGCAAGAGAATATTTTAAAAATGTGTTTACCTATTATCCTAGTCATAAATCATTTAGCCCATTTCATAATATTGGTGAAAACAAATGAAAATAAAACTATCCCAAATAGCAGAAGCATGTTTCAAGTTTGACCAGAGCTCCGGAAGATTCTCACTCGGGACGCAATATAAAAATCTGTCCGATAACACAAAACATGATTACGAAGGTGAGGCTTTGCGGATAATTGAGATATTAAAATCATTAAATATTAAATCCGCACACGAAGTAATTAAAGCTGCTCAAGAATATCATGAAAGGTATAAATCTGTCCTATTTAATATGAGATCACTTAATCCAGTTATTCCAAACTTGTTAAAGGCTGTTGATAAGTATAATAAATCTATAATGGAGGGGTGATATGGACACAGCCAGGATATATCACGATTCAGAAGATAATGAATGCACTATATGGCAGATGATTAAGCACGAACCTGAATGGGCGGCCAACGTTATTCAAGGGTATGAAGATAGGGTTAAAAAACTTGAATCCCAAATCCAGGCGATGCAAAAAGTAATGGAAGCCGTTGATCGTTTCTACAAGGACAGTATTGATGAAGACTGCAAAAATCCTAACTGTCCTGATTGTAATTTAAAAAGGGTTTATGAAGAATATTTAATTGTGGTGGATATTTGATGCCAAACATACCATCAATTATGTCTAGTTTCATTAGTGCTATTTTTTCTTCATTTATGGCATTGGTTACCTTGTGTTGTTTATTATATTTAATGAGGGACTAAATGAAATTTCCCAAGCCAGTTAAATGGAGGTCGAAAAAGTTTCTTGATTTTGTATCAAGGCAACTATCATTCTTTTCCGGTAAGATGGACTATGATCCCAATACGGGTGAACAGAGGACTATTCCACATCACTTTGGTCCGGGCAGTGGTAAAGGTGTTAAATGCTCAGACGTGTACGTTATACCTCTTACCAATGATGAACATCGAAAAGTTCATGATGGAGCTATTCATATTGATGAATGGCAGGCTATGGAATGTGCTTTGGATTTATTAAATGAATACCTTGTAGAAAACAATATAAAGTGACCACACAGGGAGGTATAAGGATAGATGAGCATTAAAAGAGAAGTTATAAATGAATCAATATCCAGAATTAACTCAAGGTTGGAAGACATAGACAAAATTTTAGATGCTAATCCACTTTCTGATATCATTGAGCTACGATTAGAGTTAAAGGATAAAATGCATGAGTATGACCACACTGACCCTGAATTTACTAAATGGTTAAAGAGTTCAGCTAAAAAAGAGAAAGAGTTCTTTAAATTAGCTGATTTGCAAACAAAGGAAACTGGCAATTTAATAAATGAAAAAGTTAAACTCCAAATGGAATTATCCGATTTGAATAATGAATTATGGAGAATGGATCAAAGAGGCATAAAATGAAATACGTAGTCTGCCAAAAAAAGCGTAACAACCCCAGGATGCCTTTGCCGATTTGCATCAAAAAATGCGACATGAAGGAAGAATGCCCGGGATATACAGAATATAAGCTTGAGTTTGAAAAGTGGATCAGGTATACTGTAGGGAAATGGCATAGGATATAAAATGGCAGACATAATAAAAATATGTAATACAGAAAAAGAAAAAGAAGATTGCAAAACTGTTAATGACAAAGTAAAACCTATTTTATCTAAACGTTTGCAATTAAAAAAGGAAAAGATAGACCGGATTATTAAAAAGTTTTGTGACCATGCCGATTTGCTCGATTGGTGATTACTTAATCCAATAAGGAAATAAAATGACAAACGAAGAACTTAATAAATATTACCCTGATCAGATTGAGGAGATTAAATTTAAACATTTTGATAATATGGCATGGCCTATTCCACCTGAAGGATTATCATGGAAATTGAGGCATGGAAATATTAATAGGGCTGATAAATTGAGTGCCGCAGCTATAATTGATGCGTATAAAGGATTAATCAATTGCAATAAAACTGAAAGAGAATATGTTGTTAAAAATTTAAAATCTCGTTAAGGAGGATAAAGTGAACTGTAAAAATATAATAAAAAAATATCTTAAGGATAATGGTTTTGATGGTCTTTATTTTCCGGGAGAATGTGCATGTAAAATAGATGATCTTGTGTCATGTGATGGAGGTTTTTCAAACTGCTTACCTGGATATCTGCATCCTGGGGATAGTGATACTGCGTGGTATATAAAAAAAGAACCTTATGCCTCCACAAATCAACAGGAGCAGGAGGGTATCTTACCATGCAGATTTTGTGGTGGATTATTGGATGAAAACTTATATTGTAAAAGATGTAAATGTTAACCTGCCCTACTATGTAGGGTAGTTATATATTGGAGGTAAATTATGGCAATGTCGGTAAAAGTCTTTGATTCTTTAACAAATAGGGATTTTGGGAATGGGGCGATTAGAGATGAAATAAGAAGAAGCCTGATGGAACTAGAAAGAATAACGCAGCAGCCTCACAACCCACCACTCAAGGCCGACAAGCTACCTGAGTGCCAGTGTTTAAATTTTGAAAATGCTATACTTTGTCATCAATGGGAAAATGGCAAGTGTAAACCGCTTGCGCCTTAGTTCAATTGTTATATCGGCCAGGATTTCTTTTCATCCCAAAACTTCCACAATGGCCGTGTTTTACCACATTTAGGACACGGCCATATCTCAACAGGATATCCACAAATGGGGCAGAGCTTTACCGTTGGAGAGTTCTTTTGCTTCATTATTCGGTAGATTTAGATTTTTCTGTTTGAGTTTTTAATGGGGATGCACCCAGTAGAGCTATTATACCTAATCCGTCCAATGGTAACTGATGAAGTGATTTAGTAGCTATACATGAATAAGACCATGTAAAGAAAATAGTCAATACCGTTATTGCCCATACAATTCGGAAACTGGACATATTTCCGTTTCCGTCCTTGAATATGTTTTTAAATGTATTCATTTTATCCCTCTTCATTTAATTGTTTATTTCGTTCTTCACCGATACTTTTTAAATCCCTTAATAATTCCCTTACACCTAATAAAGTATCCACTAAAAGAAGCGTTAGTAATCTATCAAATTCCTCAGTATTACTAATCTTACCTTCTAAATACTGTTTACTAATTTCTTTGAATTGGTTTATTGTATCAGCCATTATGGTATATAACCCAGCCTATCTTTAAGGTCATCAAATATTTTACCAATGGTTTTTAAATATATGACAGCTGACTTATATTCATCTCTTGTCATTCTTTTTTGTTTTCGTATAGATAGGATAAGGCCTGCAAGTTTAAGGACAGCAGATCGACCATCATGCTGTTCATCGTGGGTTATTTCTGACATGGTCACCTCCTATTAAGAGGGAAGGTGGGGAATTTCACCCCACCTGTTTTTTAAGCCCCTGTCGGGCGGGTGAATCCTACTTGCCAGGTTACCTGGTTTCAGATTCGATAAAACGGTAAATCAATCTATCTGACGGATATTCTACTATCTTTATTTTTACAATGCAAGTTATTTCTTATCTAGCTTCTTACTTATTTCAGCGAGAAGGGCATTTGTAGTATCTAATTTACCGGATATTTTAGTTATTTCTATTTTATTTTTATTTATATCTATTCTTTGCTCTTCATCTGCTTCCTTAAGTTCTTTTCGGTCATCTTCAGCTTTACAAATCACTTTATCATGTATTTCCAATTTTTGTCTATTATCTCTTGCTATTAGGGCACTTCCTCCAGCAAAGAGAAGAGCCGCTGATATCAATGAGGTCAGGATAACTTTAATGCTTACAAGTCTGTTCATTACGCCATTTGGTTGTTTATTTACCATAAAATTCCCTCTCTTCAACCCTCTTAGTTAAAGGTTAATTCAATTTTATCTTTTTACAACTCTCTCCAGCCGGACACGGACTTATATTTTTTGTGCCGTTTATTTTTATAGTTCTAGTCGTGCCCGAGGAATCAGGAAAATCAACCACATAAAAGTAATATGTTTCGTCCATACTATTGGGTGATCCAGCAGTATCGTCTGCTGTTACGTTCACTGTTATAGTCGAACCATAGCTAAAATCATTGTCAGGATTAATAGAGACTGATACTATCGCAGCGTCTCCATCTACTGTTGCAGAACAAAATGCTGCATTCTCGGCTCCATTCACCACATATGCATCTCCGTTCACTGTAACTTGTATCGTTGATGAGTCTACATTGCTATTTGCGTCAGATATGTCAAAGTCAATGTTATCGTCAACTGCTATATCTATCGAATCGGGTAATGGATCATGATTTGTTAAAGTTGGGGCAGTTACATCTGTTGAACCTCCTCCCAGTACTACTGCATACCCTGTCGAATTAACTTCTCCATCAGAATTTATAACAAAAAAATAAACAGTATCGTCTGTTGAAAATGATCCGAAATTCATCTTACCTACAATAGATCCAGATCCCCATGAAGAAATTTCCCCTACTATTTCTCGATGGGTGCATGATATAAATACACTAGAGTTGCCTATTTCGACCCTAGCCTGACTTCCAACCTGGATAAATATATCATCAACATAGATTTTTTCATCAAGACCTGTCCCGGCTTTCACATTACCCCAATAATTCTGCCACATAATATAACGCAATCTGCTACTAATTCCAACATTGCGAGTTATTACATTATCTGACCAATCCTGACTTTCATTTGTCCTATTAAATAAAACTGGTGTTTGGGACTGGTAATGTAAATATATCTCAAAAGTTCCATCTTTAACCCCTTCATCTGAACTCTCTTTTACAAAAACCTCAGCCCTTACCCATTGATCTGTAGGAAGCCAATCATCGGCTTGGATATCAGTATAAGATTCATTTGGATAACATGGCGCATCAGCAGAACTGAATGGAGTGCCATTACAAAATATAAGGGTATATTGATTTTTTCCACTGCCATTGGCATAATAATATTGTGATGCTCCTAAATCACCATCTGCATCCCTTGTCGATGAAGTGGGGCTTATCCTAATCATTTTCCATTGGGCTTCTGTATCTACATGGTCAAAGTAAATCCAATATGTAAAATAAGCATATCCAAATCCAGTTATACCAGTATCATATTCAAAGAATGATGCGTTATCATAGTTCACGGGCCATTGCGAAATAATGCTTTGCGATCCACTATGAGCATTTGCAGTGGAATATTGTGGGTCATAAGTATACAGTGCATCAGGAGCCACTATCCAATCGGCTCTCGCAAAACTTTCACCAGGTGTACCATCTTCAATATTTCCATTACCATCAGCGGCCCCACCAATCCATTCAACAACTGTTGCCCCTCTTGATCCTTCGTTTGCAACAGTAAGGGTCACGGTATCACCATCACCACAATCTCCGCAGTTCACATTTGATATTGTGGGCGCAGCAGCCCACACCATAGGAGGAAACAACAAAACAATTAAAATTCTTTTTATCATTAGTCATTACCTCCATTCGCGCCGTCAATACCATCTGTATATAAATCAGATACTTCTGCGCCGCTTAGTGCTCTATCAAAACCTATGGGTTCATCTATAAGGCCGTCAAAGAAATTTGACCCTCCGCCATCGGTTCCCATATAAAAAGGATCAGAACCGTCAAATATGCCTGCCGAATGAGATGCCGGATTATTTGCTCCATTTGTATCAACTGAAGCATCTACATAAATCGATATTGTTCCTGCTGTATCATTATAAACAAAGCCCACGTGGTGTAATCCATCAGACAGTGTTGAATAACCTATTGTTCCTGTTGCGATAGAGAAATTAGTCCCATCCTGCGATATTATAACTTTTAAGGCATCATCACTATCATCATATCGAAATGTGTATTGTCTCTGATTTCCAGTCGTGTTATATTTGTTAATTATGGGTTGATCTTTGTTAGGATCAGATTCCAGATCAATCCAGCAAAAAAATGAAAATGATTGATCGGCCCCGCTAACATCCCATCCATTTCCATCAGCTTGCGTTAAATATTCCGTATCTCCATATTCAAAATCCCTTGATGTCCCCGAAAACCCACTTGGAACTGTAGCCGATGTAGGGATGGATCCACCTGTCTGTGTCAAGGTCTGACTATTCCCTGACTCATCAGTTTCATCTGTGTTGTTATCGTCCATATAATATCCGGCAATAACATTGGCGTCATTTAGATAATTAGTGGTATCAGTATCGATTAGTGCTATGACACCTTTTAAAGCAGGATGATAACCAAATACTGGAGAAGATAAAACACAAAATACAATGAATAAAAATATAAACTTTTTCATTATGGTGTTTCCTCAGTTATGTTTGCAGAACAAACTGCCTGTATCGAATTTTCTGCAATGTATGTCAATACACACATTCCATAATTACTGCTATTTATAAGTGCTTCGCCTTGTGCTAATGCGACACCCCTTAAAGTTATGGTTTGACCCGAGTCAGGGTTTACGATAATGGCAACCGAAGGATAAAACTCTATTGCAACTGTCTGTCCTACGAGTGTAAATGCGTCAAGCGTTGCCTCGCCGGCTGCATTATAAATTATCGTTCCACCGTAATACAAATATGTTCCATTAGTAGCCAATGTATCATCTAAGCTGTCCGGGTCTCCAGATATTATCGGAGGAGGACTCAATAGCAAATTATCAACTATCAACGGGCCTATGTACCAAATACTTTGGGCTGAGTTATATGTAGCTATTGCTACGTTATTTTGTTCAAGTTCAAGATATCCACCATCTACCTTCTGCTGTCCTGACTCATCTGAAAATGTAGCCGTATTTGAGTTAGTGTTAACAATATAGACTGTTTCATTAGTAGCTGCCCCTATTTCTGACATCAGTATAGCGTTATTGTCAGCGTTAGCGTTGTCTAAAGGAACAATTACAATATTGTAGCTTGGAGTTGGGGTTAGTGTATAAGGGTTTGCGTCAGTCGTAACAGTGCTCATTGTTACAGTAGTGGCCGCAGTATCAACAATGGTTTTGTCCCCATCTTCAAAACAACCTTCTGATGGACACGTTTGAAATGGTAAATCACTGACTAGCCCCTTAGCTATGTCATCAGAATCATCAGAATTCATATAGGCAATAACATCAGCCGGATCGATTGGTGTGCCTTCTAGGTCTGTCGTGTTTTCGTCATAATCAATGTGGATATCGGGAGTAGCAGTGTCCGGATTATCAACCCTTATGCCATCTCCCGCTGTGATACCTGTTACAATCCCTGTCAATGAGCTTCCATCACCATCTGGAGCAAGGAAATCTGTCCCTGCCTCAATGTTAAATAACGATTTAAACTCAGATTCAGTCAATGCCTTCAAAGTATCTGAATCATTAAATATCGCCACTTCATTTGCATTTACAGTTCCAGTGGTATCTATTGTTCCACTACCCCCTCCTGTTCTATCCCATTGAGCAAATGAAGCAGGACACATAATAAAAAATATAAATATCAATAAATATATTCGTTTCATTGTTAACCCCTTTATTGTACTGCAAGTGTTAGTGTACACGATGTAACATTAGCACCGTTCGTTTCAGTAACCTTTAATTTCATATATTTGCATACCGGAGGAGCAAATGAATAATTATTCGTTCCCGGGGTAAATCCAGAAACAATATCCGATGCACTTGCAGGCTCAGTGTAGGTTACTCCATCAAGGGAAATTAAATACTCAACTTTAACCGCACTTCCCGCACCAACAGTGGTAAGTTGTATTGAAAAATAACCTTCAGGGTTGTAATTGTTTAAATTAATAACACTTGAAGTAACACTCGCACTGCCAGTTATAGCTTGAGCTGTAAAAATAGGTGTTACTTTTATTTCCCTGTTAACGTCTACTTTCCCCGCCCCCAAAGCTATCGAACTGTAAAGTAAAACGCTTACCAAAATTAATATAATTTTTTTCATGTTATTGCTCCTTTTATTTATCAAATCTTTTTTTTGCGTTTTCCATAGTTTCTTTAATTACCTTAATGTTTTTACTCTTAGTGCTAAATGTTATGCCATCATATTTACTACCATCTTTTATCGTCCATGAGTATTGCCTAACACCTATAGACGGATGATCCATTGTTCCATCCAACCTTACTTTAAGCTGGGGTATATATTGACCTGATTTAGCATTATTCACACTTACTACAGTATTCTTATTTATTATTGATTCAGCTTTTTTGTCTCCAGGAGTCCTTAAGTCTCCTGTAGTTCTTGCAGCCTCAGCTTTTTCAATATTACCTTTACCTTTTCCTCTGCGATTGCCTATTTCAAATTTAACAGTTTCAACACTAGCACTTGTTCCTTTAGGTTTATTGATACCTCTTATGTCTACTTTTGGAGTCTCTGTACCTGCTGATAAAACACCTCCTTTATAAGATGATTCTTTCCCTCTGGTCATTCCAAATTTAGTTGGCTCAACATTTATATTTGAAACGACAGTAGGTGTTTGAGGCCTTGTAGTTTCTACATTTTTAGGTGGATTTATTATTTTATTGCGCTTGTTTATCTGCTTATCAACCTCTTTAAACATTTTTTTTATTCTTAAATCAGCGTTGTTGGACCGCTTTATCATTTTTTTGGCTATACCTCCAGCCATACCACCAGCAATATAACCGGGCTGCATACTAACTAAGCCATGTAAAACATGATTAGCTGTTAATATATCTGTGAAATCAATAAGCCCTGAAGTCGGTTGGTTTGCTATCCTGTTAGATGCCCTGTTAACGTCTTTTTCTATTGCTTTCAGCGATCCATATTTGTTTTTAATAGCTTGATATTCATCACCAGTAGTTCTTTCTATAGCGTCCCTAAGTAATTTTCTCATATTATTAACAACTAAAGCATCTATACCAGCTTTTTGGGCCATTTCATAAGATGGGTTCTTATTGAAAGCTTCCAGACTCTTATTATATATTGCTATGGCATCCTGCAAATCTTGAGTTGTATATTTTTTACCACGATATGTATCAGATTTATTAATAGCATAACTCGCTACTTCAGGGTGCGCATCGTTTAAAGGTTTATTTTTCGATATTGTATCAAGCTCTTTAGATATACTACTCAGATCACTTATTGAACCAGCTTCCTTACCTGCTTTCTTTTGGATAGCATCATATTCTTTAAATAAATCTGCCTCAGTTTTATATAATGCCTGCCTTGCCTCTGCTACTGTTTCAGGCAGAGCTCCTTCAATTATATTTCCATCTTTATCAATAAATTCAAGATTATTTTTATTTTCAGCTATAGCCTTAACACCTTCTATTTTATGCTTATTATATTGTTCTGGATTAGCGTTTACCTTCCCTCTTGTTGTCGATGGTTTTATGGCTTTATCAAAATTATCGTTTACAATTTTTCCTATATTGTCATTAACTGATTTAAGTTTTACATCCATACTTACAGCCTCTTTAGGGTTTAGACTTTTCCTTGCGCCCCAAAGAACTAACATACTCATAGGTAAACTTCTTACAGTAGCGGCAAGATTTGGGTAATTATCCTCTAATGGCTTAGCGGCTATTTCACCTACCCAATCAATCGCCTTAAATGGTGCCTCAATAACTTCACTCACATCCATGCCTGATTCAGTTACAGGATCATAGGTTAATTTTTCTGATACATTATTTATAGTCCTTTCCATGGCTTGAAGTCTTTCGTCTGTGCTTTCATCTTTAGCTAAACCATATACATCTCTGCCAAGAGAAGCTATCCCTCCAGTGGCTGCACCTATATTGCTTGTTAACAGTTTAGTAATTGCTTCAGCAGTCCCACGCATTATTCCTTCTTGAGGATCAATATATTTTTTAAACTTGCCATATTCTAAAGGATATTGACTTGTTCCTTTGTTAGATGGTATCATTTCATATTCTTCTTGAGATAATGGCATATCCCTAACTTTATATGATTCGGCCTCTGAAAAAATTGATTCCATATCATCATCAGTAGGGGGTATGGAGTCATCCCATTGAAACGTTACCTTCTTACCTTCATTATTTTCTACAGTATAGACAGGCATATTATTCAACCTTTAATATTTTAAATTTAGGACTTCTATCTGATTTATCATTATTTTCCTCATTATAATCCCTTGTTTTCATTCTATCCCTCGTTTTCTTTAATTGATTGATTACAGATTCCCTCCTTAATCTTGCCGCATTTTTTGTCTCCTCTAAAAGGGATAACATATCTGCCACACTTAGATTTTTATCATGTATTCTATCCCATTTTTCTTGAGCTGTAGTAGATAACTCTGCTATTGATGCCGAAGATCCTGTAGCAAGCTTACCAATTTCACTTTCTATTTCAGTTAAATACATGTCATATTTAGCCTGTAATGGACTTCCTGTTATTTTACCCCTTAAAGTTCTTAAAGGTACGTTTAACAATCTTGTATCATATGTTTTTAGATCATCTGACAAACTTGAAACTTTATCAATTTGTGATTCAAGATTAGTTACAAAACTTCCCATGGCTCCTAATTGTTTTTCAAGGAAGTTTAATGAACCTTGGATTGACTTTGTATCAGCTTGTGCGGTTACAGCATCCAATGCCGCTTCTGATGGTGTTTTGTCAGATTTGGGGTCAGATCCAGGTATCTGAGAGTTTAAGGCTTGCTGTGCTGCACTTTTTAAAATAGCAATCCTTGTTTTAGTCGCTTCTTTTCCTCTACCAACAGATGGAACTCTTCCGGTCAAATTAACCCATGTCCCCCATACATCTATCTCATCAGGATTCATTTCATCTATGTTAATGTCCATTCCGGATATTTTGTTATCATATGCTTGGATTCTCGGGTCATCATCCGGGACACCATCAGATTTTAACATCTCTCTTTCAGTAATTAATTTTTTTAAATTACTTGGTGATGAGGTAGTGCTTTCTATTACCACTTCAGGATCATCACCGCTGATATCTACAAGTTTATTACCAACAACCCTAAATCTATTTGTTATGTTAGCATCCTGGGGGGGAGTTTTTCTAAAAAGATCATAACCCTTAGAGCGATACTCATTTATAGTTTCACCGCCTGTATACTTGATAGGTATCCATGATGTATTATCACCCTTTTTGCCAGCCCATATTTCGGTATCTTTTTTTGTTGGCGTCTGAAGTTTTTCAATCTGTGCCTGAGTACCCAAAGTATTAACGAAATTATTAACAACTTCAGGCTTATATTGTCCATTTTTCAATATCTCACTAATAAAATCACTAGGAGGTGAATTTGGGTTTGTAGATGTAAATTCACTAAAATTATTCGCGAGATCTTGTCTTTGTTGCTGTAATCGTCTTTTTTCAGATCCCTGCAATATGCTTGTTATAAGCTGTTGCATTGCCTGTTGAGTTGAGCCGGAAGGGCCACCAAAAATGTCTTTCTGAATGTAAGAACTGGCTGGTATTATTGTTGCCATTTTTTCCTCCTTAGAACCAATCTTCAAATAATCTTGTAAGATAACTTGCAGGATCAATCAATAAATCAATATCGCTTCCTATATATTCTCTTGCGGGTGATGTAACCCATGCCTGTGCAGGATTAGCCCAATAATTAGCCATAGCAGGTAATCTTTTTGCTGCAAGACCGTAATCACCATTTCCTATAGCAGCATCAAATTTAGCACCAGCCGACGGTTCCCATCCTAATTTACTTCCAAGCCATTCAAACCACGGTTCAGTGCCAAAATCACCGGAAAAAGCATCATTTACTTGATGTCCTTCAACTTTTCTATCAGTATTTTCTGATGCGGCATGTTGAGCAGCAATAGCAGCCGCTATAATTGCAAATATCCCCGCTGAACCCATGCCACCGGCTCCAGTGCTACTCGAACTTCCACCAGATCCACTGCCAAAAAGATTGTTTATCCAAGACCCTCCGCTATCTCCGCCTGTTCCCCACGATCCTTCAGGTGCAAATTTTTGATACATATCCCATGCTTGCATAGGGTTCATGTTGGATTGTCGTTGTTGAGTTCGGGTAGGTTGATTATTTGTTAAATAAATAGCCATATTATCTCCTTACCATGAAAATAAATCACTCCATCCACTGCCAGAGCTTAATTTAGCACTTATCAACGGACCTAATACATCTTGAAATAATCCGCTCTGTTGGCTCCCGGGGTAAACAACATTTTCAAATGCACCTGTACTTAATGCACCTCCTAATAACTGATTTATCCAAGGATTATTATATCCCTGCTCTGATAGCCATTTTTGATAATCTTCATTCAATCCTTCACTTGTTATGCCCCTTTGTGTCGCTCCCGCTGTTGTTCCCGTCATTATAGTATTAAGCAGATTATTTAAATCTGTTGATTCCATCCCTGGAACATTAAGTATTCGATCTAAATCGGATTGTCCAGCTTGGAATTGTTGACCTGATGCAAGCGTATCGGCTCCGAATAATTTATTAACGTAGTCCATTCCAGCATCGTATTTACGTGTATCATAGGCTTGTTTTTCCCCGTATAGAGTATTAGCAAGTTGAGAATTGAGTCCAGACATTAAATCTTCTGCGCTTTCAGCAATTGCCCTCGGAGCCGCCCCTGAAGACGCTGCATTCTGACTTATAAAACTCTCGTTTATGGCCGGAACAACATCTTCCTGCCATGATTGTAAAGCCGGTTGAACAAGAGCATTTTTATACCAATCCTGTATGGCAGATTTATCGAATTCTCCAATATCATACTTTTGAGGCGTAACAGTTTCAGGTATAGACGTTGTACCACTCAATATTCTATTAATTGCTGTATCAGCTCCAGTGTTTCCTCCTGCCTGTTCTAAAAGATTATTTATTGCACTCCAACTTTTTGTTTGGAGTTCAGATGCGGGTGCGGTCATAGTGTCACCATATGCCTCAACACCTGTTCCAAGTTGCCCCTGTAATAAGCTTGTCAGTTGGTCAAGTAATCCTCTTTGTCCCTCAGTTAGCGTTGATTTCTGAGAAACACTTGGCCCTGTAGTGCTACCAAAAAGTGTATCTGTTATGAACCCCATATCATTGCTCCATTATAATTATTTTAGATTTTTTGAATCCCATAAGTTTTTCAATAGCTTTCGGCCTTGAGGTTAATCCGTCAACAACTGACGCTCCTATATTATTCTTAAGCTTCTTTAATATGCCTTTGATCTCGTTCATTATACCTTTTCCATAATATTCCTTGTCAATTGATAAAACCTGAACGGTCAATCTGTCAGTTACAATATTATAAGAAACCCATAAGACACCTTTGACATTATTCTGCTTATCTATCAAAACGCCCATTATATTTGTAGGGTTTTTTATGATAAGATCACCAAATGCATACAGCCTATCAATGTCAAAGGTTATTGGCTTAACCTGTTCAAATAAATATCGTGGTATTTGATTCATTGACCGGGCTTTTTCAAATTTTAAAGCTGTGCCTCTATTTTTTGCCATTTTTCAATTTTTCAATTTCTTTTTTGAGTTCGTCATTTTCTTTTTTAAGTTTCTCAATATCGAAGTAACAATTGATTATTAAATCACATTTTTCAACAATCGAAGAACTTAAAACCTTATCCCTTTGGATATCTTCCAAAGTTATTTGTTTTTTTTGTTGCATTTTTACCTCTTGACTTTTAAATTGAATGTATGTATAGTATACTCACTATGAAACGAATAAATTTTTTTATGCCTGAAAAACAGGAACAAAAACTAAGGGATCTGGCAGAAAAAACCGGGATTAAATTCTCAGAGTTAATTCGCCAAGCTATTTATCAATTTTTAAAAAGAGAAAATAAACCATGAAAACTATACTTATGTTTTTAATACTTCTTTTATCTTCAGGATGCTCTTTCACCAATTGGGATAAAAGAGATAAAATGTTAATGGGGGCTGTAGCTACTCTCCAAACTATTGACTGCATCCAAACAAGACAAATAGTAAAAGAAGATGATGAATTAAATCCACTTATCTACAAAGAAGATGTTGTAATACCCTATTTCATTGGGACGACTTACCTATATTATCTTATTGCTGATCATTTCCCTAAATATCGCACTGGACTATTGAAAACCATTACTGGTATTCAGATATTAAATACAGGCCGAAATTGGTATCTAGATTATAAGCTACGTTTTTAGTGAAACTGTTTCATGTGATCCCTGAATTCATTTACAAGTTGCCTTATACAACCATTATGCCATCCTAACATAGCCTTTACTGTAAAGTATGGCTTACCATCTGGATCAAGTAATATTTCTCTGCTGCCATCTTTTTTCATTGCTTTTACAAAATCAGGCAATTTATCGTCATTGATAATTTCAAGACCTGTTCGCTCATCGAAGATACCTGAACCTTCCATTTCCATTAAGAATTTTAAATCATCTCTGTCGTCTAAAAATGGGATATCGGCAACATTGTTAAAATCATCCGCATAGCAATCATCCCATGCCAAAAAAGATAAGCCCAAATCTATAGTTTTATTTCCGCTTGGTGTAAAAGTATTGTAAATCCCATCTACAGAATAGTATACACTACCAAGATAACTTCCATATCTTGCTTCTAATGAAACTACAGCAGATAGTGCTTGAGCAGGACTAAATGTTATTCGTGAATAGTGGGTTGAATCCGTTTTATTATAGATAAGATAATTACCATATGTATCAACATATTGCTCACAACTGGCTGTAGAACCTGACATTATTATCTTAGCCGGAGTACTATCATTTCCAGCTAAATTAATAGTCCCGTTTGAGGGTAAAGAGATAGCAGGAACGCCATCACTTGTTATTGAAATAATATTTGTAGTATTATTCCTAAAATACATCGCCCCGGAAGATATTAAAATATTATTTTGGGATGCAGCAACTTGTCCTATTGTGGTTGTTGAGCCATAATTAGCAAGTACCGTCGCACCGTCTTTTATATCCATGCCGGAGGATGATAATTTTACATGTTCATTTGACTGATCACCAAGATATAAAGCAGATGTTCCTATATCAACCTTTTTTGTGCCTCCTGAATCGTACAACTCTATTTCAGTCCCGTACAATGCCCTTAGAGTAGTGTTATTGTAAATAGCCGATCCTGAAGCTGTTATTATGTTATGCCATGCTGAAGGAGTACCAAACCCGTTTACAGTAGCACTCTGATTACCGGATGGATTGAGGTAAAGAGCTTTTACTTCCGAATCAATTAATTCATAATATCTATAAAATCTGACATTACAGACATCTAAGTTAAAATAATTAGATGCATATTTACCAATTAATAATCCATCGGAATTACTAAAAGTATCTTGATATCCATTTATATTCGTATCATTGTCAATAAAAATTCCGTCAACATACAATCTAATTTCAGTATCGCGATCCACTGTAATAACTATATGATGCCATAAGTCATCATCTAAATTAAGTGATGCAACATCAAAGTTGACAGAATATTGTGCGTCATCGTAAGCCTGAAATTGTATAATATCTCCTAAATCGCCTCTCCATGCTATTCTCCATCCAGGACTTGTGGAAAAAGGCTCCCCTTTTCCTATAAAGGTATAATAATCGGCTTGTGTAGGAAATTTTACCCACATGCTTATAGAGAAATCACCAACTCCAACGTCTAAATCAGCATGGTCTGCTACACTAGCATATTCATCTGTTCCAGGTAAACTCAAGGCATTTCCAGATCTTCCCTGCACCCATGATGGCGATGATCCTAATATAGTTAAATTATGACCATTCCCTGAATTATCGACCGCAATTGACCCAACCCCATCATCAAACGACCAATAGCCTGCAAGGTTTTCATCTGAAGGGAGTTGTTTTGCATACACATTATCGCCTTCAGTTATATCATCTGTGCTCCCAACTGTTTGAGATAATAATATTTGTCCTGCACTTATACTTGTAAGTAAAACTTTGCCATAACTTGAACCATCCGCTATATCGTCAATATCTCCAGTAGCTTGAGCAAGAAGTATATGCCCGGCACTTATATCGGTAGCTAATACTTTTGAGTAAGTAGTCCCGTCATCAACGTCGTCAAGGTCTCCAACCGTATTACCAAGTATTATATGACCTCCGTCAAGATCAGCAAGTAAAACTTTCCCATATGTCGTTCCATCAGTTATATCATCAATATCACCGGCAGCCGCAGATAATAAAACTTGTCCCGCGCTCAAAGATGCAGCTAAAACTTTGGCAAACGTAGATCCATCATCTATATCGTCAAGCGACCCGGTAATGTCTCCTAAATCACCATCAATGTCTTCTAAGTCTCTTTTAACATTCATAGCGTTTGATATGTCTTTATACATATCATTCAATGTTAAAATAAGTTTTCTTTGATATTCATATAATTGTTGAGGGTCACCACTTAAAATAGCATCTTCATCCAATGGAAAGCGCTGTTCTACTGGTAACCACCATTGAGTATCTGTCATGATATTTCGCCAACAGGTCTAAAATAAGGCATAAATGCATGTATTTTAGGTAGCTGCCCTGAATCGTTTTGATATATCTTTATTCTATGTGATGATCCTGTAGCTCCTGAAAAAACACGTATCCATGCTTTTTCACCACTCCCATCAAATGATAAAGTTGTTCTTAAATAATGGTTTTCTGAAAAATCAAGGAAGAAATCAACGCTCACATCTCCGGCAAGGTTATTTTCAACTAAAAAATCAATATATCCTAATCGTGCTTTATTACCCAATTCCTTATATGGATTCCATCGACTTGAAATAGCTGTCATTTCATAAGCTGACCCGGCATAGTCTCCCCCATAAAGCATTTGATAAACTTTTCCGTCCGTATTACTACCGGCTAATAATAAAGGGTAACCTATATGTGCAGCAGGTTCAACCCAAGATCCGGTCCACCCATCCCAATCAAAATCAAGATCATCCCATTCTAAAGCATCTTCTTGCCAATAAAATCCTAAACAAGACATAGATATATCGTGAGTTGAATAATTGCCTTCATCATAATTAAGTGCTAGTAACTTATTGGATACCGTTTGTCCTAATTCAGGATATAATATCCAAACATGCCTTAACTCTTCTATTCGTTCGGCATAAACTACCTTTGCATATTGGGTATCTACGTTATATACAAAATCAGGAATCTTTAAATCAGCTTCCTTTATATTGTAAGTATCGCCATATTTAATGCCCCTATAATCAAGCATGAAACATTTATCTTTTACTATCGTTGATCCATGTGGAGCTATACTCCCCCCCTCATTGCTGATTAAAACCCAAATGAAAGGTAATGTAGGATTACCAGTATATTTGAATTTCCAGCTTGATCCATCATTAAACATTCCAATGATATCATCCCCTAAAAACTCGATACTATAAAGCCATCCATCTGTAGGGCAATCAATATATTCATCACCTGTCCAGTCAGTAACATCTGTTGTTGAACACCACCTAGCCCGTCTCGGGTATAAGGTTCCACTTTCAGATGTGCTAAATATGATTATTCGATTTTTGTGAGCAACTATAAATCTACAATATGCTACATCATTATTGGTATCACCTGAAATATCTATTTTATATGTACTTACTGTTGTTCCGTTGTATTGGCGGCATTGATCTTTGTTATTAGCCATATAGCATATACCGCCAAAATTAGTAGAGCTTATAAAATTTGAAGTGTCACCGGTCCAGTAATCTCCTCCTACTGCGTCTAAATCTGTTACTGTACCAGACGAATACTTAAAAAGTCGTTTTGTATCGGCTATTAATAAAGTTCTTGATCCAGTAGATGTAATATAATTAAAAATACCAACAATTGGATGACCATCTTCGGTATCAAATTTTTCAATATACCCAGGGCTTTTTTCGAGTACACCCCTCCTAAGAAAACAGCCATTAAGCTCTGAAAAAGCATCTTTAGGAGCTAGCCACGGTTCTATATCAAGCTCTAATCCGACTTTCATTGATGCGATAAGAAAAGGTTTATATTTCATTTTTTATTAACGGTAAAGAAGGTACTTGATTAAAATTCATTGAAAGTGTAGCATTTGGGTTTTTACTTATAACATTCATTGTTTCAGCTAATGTTCCCATTAAATCTACGGCCACATTACGGCTTTCTTCATCTGATTTCTGTAAAGTTAATATTCTGGCTAAAATATCGTTTATACTGCATACTGTCCGTTTAGGCGCGCAATCTTTTGTTGTTTTAGTCTCTTCATGACCATCTTTGAGAGTTTTCCATGTCATTTCGATATAATTCGGGCATTCCCATGAATTTTTTATTTTGAGTTTTTTTCTCAAAGCGCATATTTCAAAATTACAGGTATCATTCATCAGTTTTTGCTCGCCATTATAAAACAATAAGCAGCCGGTCGCCATGCATTCGCCGTAGCACTTCCACCGGTCGCCCCAGTACCACTCGCTCCGGTCGCTCCAGTACCGCCTGCCCCTGTTGAATCCGTACCGCTTGCCCCAGTCGCTCCAGTACCAGCTGAAGAGGTATAAGCATCCTGTCCTAAATAAGCCGATCCACTATTATCTATTACGAGGTAATCTCTACCAGATCCCGTTCCGGAAACAGAAAAGTCAAACTGTGATCCATTAGTTAAGAATGATTTATCATCAACGGTATTTCCATATACAAACCATTGATGGTTATGAGACGGACCTGTATGAGTATGGCTTGGTCCGGTATGAGTATGTGAAGGTCCGGTATGAGTATGTGAAGGTCCGGTATGAGTATGGCTTGGTTGCGTCCACGTTCCAGTTGAGTGTGCACCTCCCCCTGTCTCTCCGCTTGCTGCCGATCCTTTTGTAACCATTACAGATTTATCGTCAACAGTGTCATCAATTGTCCAACCAGTAGGGGCTGTATCCCTGTACATTAATATTGGAGTAGATGGTGGGAATCCATCGGCTATTCTACCAGCATTGGTAATCTGAACTTCATCTCCGTCTTCATCAATAGCAAATAGTTCACACTTAGAGCTTACATCTTTGCCGTAAATTATAACTTTATCAGTGGCTTGAGTGGGGGCACTCCCTGTTCTCAATGTAACCTTTACATGCTCCCCATGATCAGCATCAGTGCCCGCAATAGACATATAATGATCCTTTGCCATTCTCTCGCGGATATCAGTTTTGAAATCCCTTATTCTTCCGGCACCTGCGCTGGCACTTTCCCCTGTATCAGGCGGTAAGGCCTCATATGAACTATCCCATGTTCTTGTATATGCCATTATTTACCTCTCTCATTTTTCGCCATGACCATGATCCTTTCATTGGTTTAGCCATTTTCTCTGGAACTACAACGCCATGCGTCCAAACAGCAGAACAATATGTGCATTTGAATGATACATCTGCCCTGTAATCGTTCTCTTTACGCTTAAAAAATACACATTGCTTTATAAATATATCATTTGATCTGCAAACAGGGCACTTTACTTTACATTTAGGGACCGGGAACGCTCCTGAAAGGTTCCATGCACTGTTAACTCTTTCCAGGATTTCTTCTTTTGATAAATCATGACCTATCAAAATCTACCACCTATTGGGCGTTTACCAGTCGGCTGTTGACGTATTCTTTGTCGGTTGATCGTAGAAAGATGATAAAAATATTCAGGTTTTAAAGTGTCTGCTTCTGAATCTTCACCTTGATCACTTAAATAAGCGATTGACGTACCATAATAAATGGCCGGTCCCCATAATGAATTATCCAAATTGCCACTGGTTAACGCATCAGGTACACTTGATTTTTTTCTTAAACGGACCTCATACGTATCATCCGGTATTGGCCTTAATATCAATCGTCTGTCAATCAAAAGTATGTCAGTAGGTATGCTTTCAGTGGTATAATCATGAGGATATTCTTCATAGAACCTTTTTTCGTCTATCCAAAAGCCTACCTCATCGTTATCAACATACGCGGGCGGGCTTATTTCTGTTACTGTTTCCGGTAAATCCTGATAACCAGTACCATCAGAGGAATTAAAAGTATACCATCCCTTAAATTCAGGTATTCCCGCTTCAACAGGGAAAATATACTGATAATAATGATTTATCTCTATCAATATATTTGCATCCGAGATTTGGGAGGCACTTGGCCTCCCTGTTAGTTCTCGGAATTTAGTAATTAACTGTTCAACTGTCCATGCCATAATATAATACCTTTAAATAACTGCTAAAATAACTATAACAGCTAATAATAACCAATTAATCGCAAATGATAAGTAAAATGCGTTTTTAGCTTTCATTTAATTCTTTCTCCATTATTCCAACCCATGTAACGGCGATTAATGCTGTTGTTCCTATTTGAAATAAAAAATGAACCGAGCAATTAATCAAAACAATTACTATTGCGGTTACAGGTATTAAATATTTGTCATCAGTAAAATCCGGAACACGTTTTTTTATGCTGTACATGTATCCACTCAATAGTATCGGGAAAAATATGCCCATTTCAAAAAGACCCTGGAGTAAGTCATTATGAGCTTTATTAAACCATTTAAAGCCATGCTTAAGCGCGTCAATGCCTACAGTCTGCCAATGACCTATTCCATACCCAAATATCCAATGTTGCACGTATATTACAATTCCATTATACCAAACAGTAGTACGGCTTGATAATCTAGGAAAATCAATGAATTGAAAATATATAAATGCGATTAAAAATACTATTAAGATGATAATGAAGGATAAACGTGTTTCAGCCGCATCCCTCTTAATTGACTCAGTGAATAAAATAATAAACCTCCACAGATTGCAATTACTCCACCAGTACTTTTGGCTAAAATTAAACCAATTATTACAACAATATACGATTTATACCAATTATTTCTCAAGAATGCAGGAGTTGTAATCGCAAGTATACAAGATAACTCATTTGGGTTTGCCATAAGTCCCGGATAACATATCACATCCCTATAATGGTACTTAATAAAACCAAAGGAAAATACACTAAACGGATCAATACCAGCCCATTGCAATATAGTAAATACTGAATTTGCTAAAGCTATAATGCACATAGCATTCAAAAGATGATTTACTTTTATTCTGTTATCTTGAATTAATATTATCCATAGGCACGAAAATAATACAGTATTTCTTGCCATATATGTTATTCTATCAAAATGAGGATAAATAGATGAAAATAACGTTAAAAATAAAAATAACCCTATCCATTTATTTATATTATTATAAATATAATAACCTACTCCGGATATCACGGCCATTTCAATTAGTAATTGAAACAGACTTCTCATTTGATTGTCTGGAACCGGGATTCTAAATAATGCAATAAATACCAGTAATCCCGGTATCCAGAAATTACTGTTTCGCTGCGTATGTGACATCCAGACCCTTTAATTCAAGATCATCGTCATTTGTGGAAGCATTAAATACCTCAAGAGATATCCATGTCCCGGCAGAAAGTAAAGCTTCGAGTGTGGCATCAGCAGTAAGTGTTAATACTTCATTTGAAGCATCCAGCGTAGCACTTGTGCATTCAACAACATCCTGTGCAGTAGGTGAAGCAAATCCGGTATCATCAGTATTAACAGCGGCAGCCCAATCAAGCTTAGTTCCTGACCCTGACGCATCGTTTGAACTCACCAAAGCATAGACCACTAAGTCACTTACAAAATCAGACGGCAATCTAAATGTCCATTGTACAGCCGCAGTTTCGCTTGAATCGTCCCATAAAATAGCCGGAATATTATCAAGTGTAGTTATATCAGGGGCAGAACCATCGTCAATATCATCACCTCCGTCAATAGCCGCGCCTGCCAGAGGCAACGAAAAAGACCGTGTGACATCAGCTATATTTGTATCACTAACTACCCCTGTCCCGGTTATCGTACCACTGATTGTAGGGCTGGTAATTGTAGGGCTGGCATATGTGCCGCCCGTTACAGTAGCACTATTTGTTACGTTTCCATTTAATACTGTTGTTCTGGATGTTTGGCCTATTTCAAGTGAATAATTATTTCCAGGTGTAGTCGGAGGGAGAATTTTGTAAGCTTTTAATGTATAAATCTGCTTAACATCCCAATCCCAATAACCACCGGCAATAACTACTCCAGATATAAATACTATGAATAAGCTAAACAATAAAATGATTTTTTTGTTCATGTTTAAGACTCCTTATGCCTCAATACCTAATTTGGCAAGTTCCTTGTTCGTTTCATCGGCTTCGTTCTGTTTTTCTTCATTCTTTTTCTGTCTTTTTGCTTTGGCTTTACCTTTGTCACCATCAGAATCAACCTTTAAAAACTGTGTCATATCTTCGGGAACACATGAAAATCTGTTCCTATGTGATACAATTTTGTTAATAATCAAAATAGCACCCGTATTATTATCAATTCTTCTTTCTTGAGCATATACTGGTGTTTTAAGGCTGTTAATATGGTTTACAACAGACAGCGGCAAAGTATAAACTTCACCATGTCTTAATGCTGTGTCATTAACTTCAGCAGAACGACTTTCCTTAAACGTAAGAATCAAGCCTTTAGGTGTTTGAAATGTAAACGAAAATGGAGGACTGGGCCTTCCAGGAGTTGGCGGATCTTCAATATTCTGAAAACGCACCTTTATTTCCGGGTCAACAACCTCTTTCATGCTTTTTGCGAGGTTGGCTTTTTGCCTTGCCCTTTCATCCATAACTTTTTTCTTTTCTTCATTATTCATTTGGTTTTTACCTCTTTCGGAGGGCGGGGACTATGCCCCGCCGGTTAGATTACCAGTCAGCAGCGTCGCCAAGGTCTCTATCTGTATCTGCTTCAACAGCATATACAAATATAACATCACTATCAGCCTGAAAAGATGCTGATATAGTCAGCCCTTTACCGCCGACATTGCCAGGCTCCTGCTTACTGAGATTAATAAAATAATTCGATGGTGTACCATCAGAACTGAATTCAACACGAGATTGTGTAAGCCCACGTCCAGGTGCTACTATAGAAACCCTGAATGTCCCAGCTCCATAAGTTTCTGAATCTATTACATAATAATTCAGTAGTTCACTGAGTCCAGTCGCAAGACCGCCACTTTCTACGAGTTTAATAACATCACCGTTTGAAGGTACATCCTGTGCATTTGAACAGGTGAACAGATCTTCAGCAGCTCCACCGGTATAATCAAACGTAACGCCTTTTTGATCACCGATTGTGCTTGAATCATACTCTGTTACATAGCCACTGCCCGTATTTTTGGTTATATTAGCGGCTACGGCTGAGCCAGCATCATTGATGCAATATTCCCAAAACTCTTTTGCATCACCGTTAAGATTAAAATAAACCAGTTTTGCAACTTCACCAGCTGTGGCATTTGCATTTCGTATTTCTGCGTATGCCGGTATAAATCCAAGATCAAGATTCATTGCTGAACCGGTACAAATAAATGTCCTTGTCGCTATTTGTCCCATGATTTTACCTCCTTCCTTATGCCGACGCAGTTACGCGAAGTTGAATTATAAACAGATCGTTAAGGATTCTTGCAGCCCAGGGCGCAATCCAACCTGATGTGGCGTATCTGTTAAGAGGTGATCCAGCAGTGTCAAAGCCTTTAACTACATTCTTTGTATCGCCTATTTTAACGTCACCGTACGCATCCATACCAATGATAGGTATAGGATAAATAGGAGTCGCATCAGAAGTAGCTTTAGCATTGGAACTCTGTACAAACCTTACGTTTCCAACACTGCCCCATTCTGCATCGTCAACACCGCCGTTCGATGGATAATCGGATACATGCTTAAATCCTACACACGCTTCAAGATCCATCACGATAGTTGATTTTATAATACCCCAAAATGCAGCCCTGACAGGTAATGTACCCTGTCCCATACCAGCCGGAACAGCCGGGGCAACAAAATCAGCGTCATTGTCAAGCAGTGTTTCAACTACTGTGTCAACATCAGTTCTTGTTATTTCAGTTGGAGTGGTACCATTAAGACCAGAAGACGCATTAACCTGTGAAGCTGTAGCCGCGAGTATGTCTCTGGTAAGGGTGTCAAAGGTTTTACCCTCATTCCGGCCAAGTTTTTCAGCGTAAATCGTTAAAACAGGGTCCTGATTTGTCATGTCTACGACATCCGTAATTTTAACGTATGTCCCATACCATGACACCTGAGATGTCAAGCTTACGTTTCCGCCAGCCTGCGCGTCAGGATCAACCCCCTCCGGAAGCGGGGTAGTAGCGTCCGTTAAATCATCATAACGATGCCACTTATAAATTGAGCCGTTTTTCTCATCAAGCATGGCATTTGAGGCCCATTTCAAATGTACCATGTTCGGGTAAGCACTTCTCAGTATAACCCGGTTATAGTAAGTATCAAGTCCCGCAGGAACTTGTGTCGATGTGGTTATTACATCAGGCATTTTATATCCTTTCTACCGCCCCATTCCCTTTACCCGTTCAATTTCAGCCACTAAATCAGCATCCGACATATCCTTGAACCTGTCAAACCCCTGAACAGCTCCGCTACCTCCCATTGATGCAGGAGATGCTGGAATGGTTGAATTATCAATAATCTTTTTCAACATATCCAGCGGATTTTCTTCCGGTTGCTGTTGAGTTGTTTGATTCGCCATATTTTGCTGATCCTGGACATATCTTGGTGTCATTTTAGCCACACTTAATGCAGCTAATACAGGATTTGGAGACCTTTTTATCATCTCCACGATAATAGGTTGGGTGGTAATTATATCTGGTAAATAAGTCCGTATTGTTTGTTCGTAATTAGGGTCTTGTATCTGAACTTGCATGAGTGCAAGGGTATCGTTGACAGGCTTTAATGCCTCAGACAAATCCGGCTGTTGAGGTTGTAAAACTTCGACCATTTTTTTCATAGTCCCAACGTCTAACAAATCAGTATCCTGATAACCATCAAAAATATTCGGCTTCGGTTGAGGTTGTGGTTGTGGTGTAACAGTCGGTTGAACATTTTGCGGAGGTGGATTAAACCCTCCAACTTTTTGAATCATTTTAGCTTGATTTATCTGATCTTGTAACTTCTGATTTGCCTCATTTGTTGCTTTAAATTTTGCCTCAATTGCCTTTAATGCACTCAGAGGAACCTGGCGTACTTCATCTGACTGGGTTGTCGTGCCCTGTTCAGTTGCCTGGCCTTGAGTATCCTGTGAACCCTGTTGAATTGTTGACCCTTCTTGCACCTGCGTTGTTGCAGGCTGACCCTGTACCGCCTGGCCGTCGCCGCCAGTTGTTACGACCGTTTCTTGTTCTGTCATGAACTTATCCTTTAGACCTTATTCACTCTAAAAAGCGCGTAACCCGCTGTTGTCGCTTTGCTTTCGGCTCCACAACTTTATACCGTTTATTTAGAGCTACTTTGCCAGTCTCCGGCATTCTAAATAGTTTCCAATAAAAAAGGCCAATCAGATTTCACTCTGAATGACCTTTTACTTATTTTAATGTCAATCTTATCGATTTAGATTGACAAGTTATATGTTGTTTATTTTAAATATAATCTTATTGTTTTAAAAAAGTTTCTTCTTGTTGTTTGCATTATTTTACCTCTCCAGAATTAACCCATTTCCCATCTTTTTTTATAAATATAATGTTAGGTTCCGAATTAGGTATTTTAATTTCCTTTATTTTATCATAGATGTCAATTATTGTTGTATCTGCCATTTTATTCTCCTGTTAATTAAAAACTATAGGTTGCAACCTCTATTTTAGATAGAAGTTCCTCACTAAGTAAATAACAATCTTCTTCATGGTCTTCAATGCCTGTTTTGCAGCCACAATGCCCACATATTGTATAATTTGATTTACACAATACTAATCTAGCAGGTACTTCAATTTTGGTTATATCAGCATCCATTAATTAGCTCCATGAATGATAGGCATTCCCTTTGCACTTTCCCGAATACCCTTAACTCCAACCTGTTCATGTATTTTTCCGGGAGTCATTTGAATAAATCCCGGTATTTTTATGTCAAGGGGTAAAATGCTTTCAATCTCCGCGTCAGCATGCTCATTATCTACCCGAATAAGGATAGATCCTAAATACCTCTGTTTCGGTCGTTCCGGCAATATAATAATCCGTTCTTTTATAGTATCTTTCCGCGCCGGATCTTTGTGTGTAGCGACTAGCAGCCAGTAAACCCCTTTATAATCGGATTTTTTGTCAATTACCTGAGTAAGTGATTTAAGCAGGTCAGATACCATCTGTGTCTGTACATCTCCTATCAAAAGAGAACACAATGGTGATTGATCTAAAAGTTTATTTAATTTCTTTATGATTATTTGAGTTGACATGTTATTCTTTTACCATAGCCTGAACCCAGTACAAATCACCTTTTGGACTTGATACAGCGTTAATACCGCCCTGTAGCTTCCAACCTTCCAGAATCATTTCATTTATTTTCTTTTCAAAGTCATCAAATGACTGGCCTTTTGTTGTATCTTTTATTATTTTGTATTTCATATTTATTCCTTTATTGTTAATGCTGCCAGGTTTATTTATCCCTCAACTTCATTATTTCTGCGGCAAGGGTTCGGATCGCTGCATATGTCGTTGATGCTTCAAAATGTAGCGGTATTCCATACCCAAAGGTTAAAAGGGGTTTAAGATTATCTGTCGATTTTATATCGTTTTTTGTGTTTCCGACGTCATTAGTTAATAATTGTTTAAATTTTTCAAGTTCATTATTAACTATTTTAGAGTTTAACCGGATAATTTCAGCGTCTTTTTCTTCGAGTTTTTCCTTTAATGCTTCAATCTCAGATGACATGCCATTAATTTTTATCTTATAATCAACCGATGTCATATCAGTAAGGGGCCTTTCAATAGTTATTTCATTTTCTTTTTCATAAAAAGAATCAGTAAGCCTTTGAGATAAAGTTATTAAACATTCCCTTATAGCAAAATTAGTTTTACCTTTTAACTTTTCACTTTTCCATATCACTGATATTTCAGCAATTGAATCAAGTATTTCATCTGTTATGTCTGAATAACCAATACCGTCTCCTTCCGAAGTTATTTCCTGTTCCTTTTCGGCTAACCAACCAGCTAGGGCAAAAGACTTTCTTGTATAATATGCTTCACCATCAGCATATTCACCTTCATTACCATAGTATTTATGCCACCATTTATTAAATTCTTTAGATTCTTTATCCTTCCAGTTTTTTACATACCATTCATATTCAGCCATACCGTCTCCTTTTGGTCTCCTAATTATAACTTTTTATATGATCCAACTCCCAATAGAAGAATTTTTTAATTTTAAAATGTTTGTTTACATCTAAATACTCAGCAACTATACAAGGATACCAGACATTACCATCCGTGAGATCCCATAACCCTTTGACCACCATAGTTATACCACGGTAATTAAAAGATTGGTGTAAATCCCTGAAATTTCTTATTTCCTCTAACTTCTTTTCTTTTTCTTCTTCTATTTCATTAGATTTAGTTTTTTTGAACGGCCACATATGATCTCCTTTTCATATCTCCTGTTTATTTAACTAGCCTAATATCAGGTCTTTTTTCCACAATAGGTAGGTTAAACATAAAAACATTATATTTACTTTTAAATCCTTGTAATTCAGCTAAATTATTAAAATTACCTCCATCTATGCTTAAGTATAATTTAGCACTGTTACAATCATTATATTTTAATATATCTATTAATATTTCCTTTATCCTTGGCTTTAATTCTTCTAAATTATCCATATAGTCTCCTTACTATCTCCTGAAGGTTGTAGCGGGCAGGGCGTCAGGAGAGTTACGCCTTTTCGGGAATGACCCTAGCCCGTAAGTATGGAGGTTTATGCGTTTCCAATTAGAGCATTTTGTCCAGAGTTTGTCAACATATTTCCTTGCATCGGCTGTTCAGGTTGTCTTAACGATTCCATCATTATTTTTATTGTATCTAATGTTTTCAGGAAGTTATCTATATCCATACCCCTCAATTCTTTCATTGCTTTTGCGTTATCAAGTCGGGCACCAGCTCTATTTTCCTCAATTTGTGCCAGTTTTTCTTTGCTCATAGCAATGTTATGTGCTTTTTCGGACTGCAATAGCTGATTTGTAATCTGTTGCGTCATCATGTCCTGCTGAGACTGCGCGCTTTGTCCTTTTTCCGCCTGTATAAGTGCTTTTTTTAGGCTTTCTTTCTTTTCCAATGGGGCATATTCTATGATCTCACTCCACGGTATCGGGGCGCCGGCCTTTTTCCACGCGCTAATCTGTGCAAAATACATCTGTCTTTGGCTGTCTGTCAGTACTCCTTCGACCGGTACACAATCATATTTTGCAAAGTCACGGGTATAAAACTCTTTTGTCGGGGTTTCTCCGGTTATTCTTTGTATTTTGGCCGGTAAATAATTTTTCTGTATCATTTTTATCTGTTTACGGCCTATAAGAGTTTTTGCAAACCTATGATTATTGAAAAGGCTTTGTAATGTTACAAGTCCATTTGCGCTTCTCAGTTTTGCAAGTACCGCCGCAACTTCAATATTGTCATTGTTAGGATCTCCGAGCATTTCCTGATTTACCCCGGATATACTATCGTGGTCTTTATCCATCATATCCGATGCCTGGAATAATCCCTGAGGAATTGTAATTTGTTGGTGTCTCTCAGCATCAGTCATCTGAGCATTCTTATCCATAACAATATTCTCAAATCCGCTGGCATAAAGGGCCTCCTCATTTACCACTGAACCCTCTTTAAATTTCCAACCTGATCGGATTACACCATCCAACATATCAATTATCATTGACCGTCTACGGTTTGCTTCAGTCCCCGGATCGCGTAAACATCTCACTATACCCTGCATTCTGTATTTAGGGTCATCTTCTTCGGGTGTAAAATATCCTGCCTCTAACACAAAGGGATACTCGTCAAGGCCGCTGGAATCAAGTCCGGAATACATCAATTCGCCTTCAATAAAGATATGAAGATCAACGCCCTTTCTGCTTCCCCTTAACATCCTGAGGTCAGGAAATCTGGCGATAAACATCTGAGCTGCCATAAATGCTTTTGGATCGTCCGGAACAGGCATAATTTGACCTGTTTTCATGTCAGCAAGAACCGTATAAGGCCTGTTTACCTGTGTGTAAAACCTATCGTACTTAAGATTATATTCGTTGTTTTTGCCTTTCTGTGGATAGAATTGACCGAATTTCCCATCATTTCCGCTGCCTTTAATGCTCTGAATATCATCGTATCTGTCCGGCATTAAAGCTTTGCATTGATCTTTGTTGAAGTAATCGCGGGTAATAACAAACCCGCAATCCCGGTCTAAATCCCTGTCATTAAACGTTGGGTCAAGAATAAATCTGTTGTAAGGCAATCTCCTAAACCTGATATCACCGTTTAAAATATCATCGCTCCTGTCAATCCATGGTTCAACTAAATTCATCCCGGTTGTTACTGCTCCAAACTCAAACGCTCCGGACATTGCCATATATCCGCCGCCGTACATCATGTTATTGAGTACAATAGCCGAAAACTGGTTCGCGGTTGTTTCGTCTCCTCCTTCAAAGGGATCAATCTTGAGTGCGAGTAGGTTTTTCTGCTCATACCCAGCGACAACATTAACTATCCTGTGAGTTTTGTTAAAAACCATTGCTTCCCGATCCTGGCTTTCTAAGTATCTTTTATCTTTAGATTTCCACTGATCGCCCTGCCGAAATTTAAGGTCTGTTTTCATCTCTTCCCAGGCAGGCCCCCAATGTTGAGATCCGGCCGCGTAACATTCCTCATAGTCTTTTTTTATGTCATTATCAGTTGCCATTATAGCCCTTTTGCTTTCATCAAATCGATAAAACTAACATTGATATGTTTTTTACATGCTGCACAATAATATACATTGTCAGTGTTCAACATCGGAGTATCTATATAATTATAAATGTCACTTCTTAAAGTAGACGCTGGGATAGGGTTTTTCACTAATATAACAACTTCACAACATGATGGACAGCTTATTTCTATAGGATACTTATCCATTAATTTCGTCCATATCTTGAATATTTAGCCCGCATTGTCGCGTAATGCTGTGCTGTTTTACCACTATTTTGACCACCTACGTCCAGCACCTTTGCAAAAGTTAAACATAATGCGCTGAATTTATTAGGACTTCTCTTCAATAAGTCTTTGAATACATCAGCTTTCATTATTCTGACATACTTTCCATCTGTTTTATATGTCGGGATACTAAGCTCTTCAATCAGTTCTTCGTCGGGCGGTAACATTGACGTCGGGTCAGTACGTAACCATTCCCGAACCTGCCAGGCTAATTGATCTCTTAATATCTTAAATTCACCAAATTCCGGTTCAAGTTCTCTATCGTCCGGACCTTCTTGTGTTTTTACGCCCCTGGCTGGCTTGCCTTTACGCATCATGTTCGGGGCCACTCCGGCACCTACTCCGTTACCGTCAACCATTGTACATGATATATTTTCAGACCTTGCTAACTTACAGGCCTTATCCGATGTGTAATTGGTGTCAACACCTGTCCAATCTTTAAACCTGGTTAACCATCCACCATAACGAGCGCACCATGCAGACGGATCATTACCAAATTCTCCAACATCAAGCCCAGCAATCCCTTTTGTTTCGCGCGGAGGAACTTCACCATACCTTTGTACCCACATATCCCAGCGCATCCGAGCGGCATATATCCATTTTTCAGAGATGAGCTGATCTTCACCCTGGGGAGGATATTCTCCAAGTACCATATAATAAAAAACCGGTTCGGTTATTACATATAGTCCAGCTTTTAACGGCGGATAATCCTCTTTACCGTTTTGTTTTTGAGTTGTACAACCAACCAGATATTCCGGAAGATAAAAACTGTCTCCCTCCTCAATATCTTCGCCGTCTTTAGCTAACCGGCAATAATCGTTGATTCTTCTTACAGTTTCTTCCCTGGATACCGCCCCGGGTATTACATGTTCCCCGGTTATAACATTTGGATGATCAAAAGCCGATATATGTACTACGTTTGCGAGTCCATCTCTCTCATACCGCGACGGAATATTTGCCTTATTACGCGGATTAAACATAATAAGTATCCGGACAACAACGCCGCCTGACATACACCCCTCAATGCCTCTATAAGCAAATTCAGACACAGCGTCACCCTCATCAACAATAAAGAGCATATGCTTTCTATGTTTTCCGCTAAACTTGGCTTCTTTTACCTCATCAGTGCCGGTTGTAGGCATATTTAAGGCTGTTATGAAGTCATTTTGAGATCGCTCTACATGATGTGTTATGACCTTATCTTTTTCAAATAATTTGCTGTTTTTTTCAACAATCTCTGATATTTCACCCCAAAGTATCTTTTGATTCTCAAACGGATTTGCAACAGTATAAACCCTGGATTCCGGGCCATATGCTTTATAAAACCACACAGCCGCGCAAGCAGCCCCGTGACTTTTACCTGTACCTGTAGCTGACCGGGCTATGGTTATTTTATTATCACGTACACTATCCAACATACGTGATATATCATCAGTTAAATTAATATTTAATTCATTTTTTATAAACCCGGTTGGATCAAATCGATAATGATCATATTCATTTTCGATGCCGTAATCTAAATTAAGCGCATCCGGTCCCAATACCTGGATTATTTTATCTGCTATGTTTTCCGCTATCTGATTCATTTTGACCGTTTTGGTTATATCTTAAAATATATCCTCGTTTATTTTGGCACTCATTAATTAATTTGTACATGTATTAACTTATTTCACACCTTTTTTAAGTCTTTCCTTGACCGATTCAGCCACTTGTTTTCGCGTTTCTTCCGGTAAACTGTCGAGTATTGCCTGGATAGCTGTGTTATCATTGAGGTCAAGCTCTTTCTTATCACTATAATTTTTAAAATTGTTGATCAATGTAAATTTAGCTCCATTTACACCATCTCTGTCAAACAACCTCTGATTAGCGTAATTTTCACAAATTTGCTTCGCGCGTATAATAGTGTCAGTAAATTTGTCGCCTCTTTCAATATAATCAAACAACGATTGGCGCGACTTAAACCCCAATGCCAAAGATAATCCTATAACTGTAAACGGTTGATTTTGTATATAAACTTGATTTCCTTCTTTATCTTTAACTTGCTCACCACTTTTATCTAAGTACGGGATAAAACAGCTTTGGAAATATCTATCTATAGCATCCTCAAGTTCTTCGACCGTTTCATAAAAAGCCGGGCGTCCTACTTTAACGCTTGGTATGTAGTCGCTCTTTATTATGCTTGCGTTTTTTGTCTTTTTCTTTGCCATGTTTAAATATCCTATCAAATTTGTCTTTGCCGGCCTTAGTCATTACCGTTTGGCCTTTGCTGTATAGATTCTCAGCCATTGTCTTAAAATGTCTCCTGCATAACTTAGCTATTATCTTAGCTTTTCTTTGCATATCGTTTATTAAATCGCTGTAACCCGGTTAAAATCTCTTTGTGTGCTATCTTTTCCTTGTCCTCATGAGTGAGATCCTTGCGTTGGTCGGTTGATAGCTTGTAATTCCGGTATTCAATCTCTGCTTGTTTCCCGAGTGGGTTTGTTGCCTTTACTTGTTTGTGCATTATTTCTTTATTTTCTTAATTATTAATTCTTTTGTCTTAACGCTGTCCTGTGATTTAACCAGTGCATAGCTTCCTGGCATTTAGTGAGCGCTAGAGCATTCTCCCTACACGAAAATGGACCGTTTTGAAACGATTGGAGCCTATCTATTACTACCATAAGTAAATCTTCCTGATGGCAACCATTAACTCCGAATTCTTGAACCAGGCCATTTTGAAAATATATTTTCCCAAAATTTTTATTTACCTCATCTCTAGAACAATTAACAGGATCAATGCTATAAATATGACATGCTCCACCTTGTCCCGGTTCATCTAAAACCCTTATCATTGTATTTGGATTACCGCTTTTAATTACTCTCATAATCTACCTCTCTTTCTTTTTCGCTTATAATGTCGCTTCATTATTTACAATTTACTGTCATTCTTTTGACTACCGCTTAAAATACTGTCTGTTATTCCCTTCAAGGTGGTGTATTGTTTTTCATTCATGCTAAATGTTTGACTTTATTATGTTTTTATTTATTTTTTGATTACTGTATGTTATTCCATTTTTGAATATGTATGTTTTATCCTTCATTTAAGGGCCAAACATATCCTATAATTATACCTTGATTTTTTTATTCCTTGTGATATCATGTACTTACGTTTTTTTAATATAGTTTGGCATCTGTATTGCATTATATAAGGGTAAACACACATAAAGGAGATAAATTATGGGAAAATACAGGATCGAAAACATTCAGAAAGTCAAGCTTAATGGCCGCAACGTCAAACTCTTTAAAGTGTTTGAATACTGCGAAGAACAAAACGCTTATGTATTTATCGGACAGTTTGAAGCTCCAGCTAAAACAGCTAATAAAAACCTTCACAATTATATTTAACCTCTTATAAGGAGTAAATCATGGTAAATTATGAAATATGGATTAATGATCGTGTCTTATTTTTAGCTATACCTAACACTATTGATGATGTCGAATCATATATCAGACAATGTTTTGTTTATGAAAATGAATTAAACCCTGTAATTTGTATTTATGCTCTTTAATCCCTGCTCAAGCTCCTGAGTGTATTTTTTGTTGATTTATTGCTTCTTTTTATATACCATAGATTAATTAAATTATTTAAAGGAGCAATAAAATGAATAAAAAAACAAGGGATAAAATAAGTAAATCACATATGGGACTTAAACATAGTCCCGAAACAAGAGCTAAAATGAGTAAATCAGCTAAAAGAGCAATGACACCTGAAAGACGCAAAGCATTAAGTGACTTAAGAAAAAAAGAATATGCTTTAATGTCACCAGAAGAAAGACAACGTATTTTTGGTAAAAATAAATTAAAACCGTCTAATAAAACAAATACGAACTATTGGAGACATCGCATAAAATGTTTAAATAAATATAATATATGGAGACGATCAGTTTTAAGTCGTGACAATAATAAATGCACATTGTGTGATAATAATAATGATTTAGTGGTTCATCATATTTACCCTATAAAAAGTATTGTAAAAGACAATTTGTCTTTGTTACAAACAGGCAATTTTGATATCCCCATACTTTGGGATATAAATAATGGTGTAACCAGATGTAAAAATTGTCATAAAACTATTGACCATAAAAGAGTATCTAAAAAATCAAAGTTAAAAATATTATTAAATGCTGTTATAAAAGAACCAATAAGCAAGGACTTAAAAACAGAACTAATAAAATATATGCAGTCCAATGCTTTATGGAAGGATTAATCTATTAACCTCTTATAAGGAGTAAATCATGGCATACAAAAAACTTACAAATGAAGAAAAAGAAGCAAGAAAACAGGCCCGACGTGAAGCGCGAGAAAAAGCCAAAACTGAGGCCCGTATAAATGCCGAAAAGAATCAAAAACCTGTTAAACACATGACCATAACTATTGAATGGTCAAAGTCACGCACATGGGGTATGAATCCGCATGCTGAGGCACGAATTGAACATGTTGACGGATCATGGTCATATTTAACTGGATATACAGCATCAGGTTGTGGATACGATAAAGAAAGTACTGTTATTGCTCAAATTTTTAATGATACATTAAAATACAAACTTTGGAACATAGAAACAGATAAACTAAAAAGAGATTCCGGCGCACCTTACGGAATAACAATGTATTCGCCTGACAATAGATCATTTTCGGGCGGTATAGGAACAAGCTGTTATTATGATATCTCTGAATTTATCGGCGGTAAATTCAAAAATACAGCAAATGGTAAAACATTTGGAGTTTTTGAGTATACCGATAACTAACCCTTATGACCTAAGCAGGTCTAAAATGCTGAAAGGGTAATAAAATGACCATGTGTGAAGCTACAACACAGTATATGTTTAAAGATAATAATGATGAATGGCAATATCAACCGTGCAGTGCTAGAGCCAAAATCAATGTTTGTGGTGTTAACTTATGCATCATCCATGCCGGTAGAATAGCAATACGCAAATTAATAGCTTTAGGACATGCTGAAATATTGCCAAGTGATTACTGTTCCATGCAAGATAGAGAAAATTGCTTTTAAGGAGTAACCCATGTCAATAAAACACTAATCATTTTTGCTGTAATTGAGACTTTAGTTTTTATTTACTTTAAATATAGGAGGTAATTATGTTTGACATTAAATGCAATACCGGCCTAAATTGTAACGATTGCACTGGATGTGAATCAAACTTAGAGCCACTTTTTTCTCAAGCTGAATTAGATATCGATTTTACAACTTGTGTCAATATGCTTCTAGGTATGGATTATAATACCGCATATAAAGAAGCAGTTAAAGATTACAGAGAATACAACAAAGCAACGGAGGTATAAATTATGAAACATTTTATAAACTATGCTTATGCTCTTTATCTGGGAGTAGCTTCCGCTATTGTTGGCATTTATTTTCCTTCATGGGATTATGTTATTGTTAATGTTCCAACAATTGTATTGGTCGGAATGGCTACTGCATATAATAGAACTCGAATTATAAACCAAATACAAAAAGCTATTAACAAGACAACGGAGGTATAAACCATGTACAGGATAACCTACCTACTTAATGGCTACCGGGCTACATTTAAAACTGCCAGATATGAGCTGTATAACCGATTTGTTAACTACTTGGATCGAAATGGTTATAAAATCATATCAAAGGAGTTACAAAATGACTAAAAGAATCTGCTCACTATGCCAAAAATATTTCGGCGATGCTGATTATGAAAGTAAATTTGGCTTTACTCATGGACTATGCCTTGAATGCTGCAAAGCTATCAGAGAAGTCAACTTTGAAAATAAACATCGTATTGTAAGGCTATTTTTCAGATCCGGTTATTCAGAAGTACCTATTAAAGATGTAAACGGTGATTATATCGCAAGATATCAGCCTTATTTTATTGAGTTATTGCCCCATAATGATATAATGAAAATGTTTAATACTGGTGCTTTGTTTTAATACGCATTAACCCTTTAATTATAGGAGAAAATTATGAAATCATGTAATAATTGTGAAAAAGAACACTGTTCGATCTTTCCAATAAACAAATGGCCGGGACTTAGGAAAAATCCTAGCAGACTACAAAGTTATTTTCCAGTTCGATGCAGAGAATACGTTCCACCTAAAAGATTTAAAGTCACGTTAATTGAAGTTGCCACTTTGAATAATGCAACAGCTGTTGCAAAAACCCTTCAGGATGTGGGCCTACCTATTTCTAATTACACCTAGGTCTTAAACTAGAAACCCCTTCCCCCAGTTATCCAGGGGAGGGGTGTACTCCTTACCGCTTGCAATTTTGTTTATTTAAGTGTTCAAGGGTTCTGGAGTGATTATTTACAAAATCTTGCAGTAAATGCAATATCGTATTCCAATTCTTTGTCAAAATCCCTTTTTTCCTTGTCACTTAACCTACTATACCAATCACTCCAAGACTCTGAAAATTCATAAATATCAGTTTTTTTATTAAATCTAAGTTCTTTATTAGAAAATTTATAATCAGGTTTATCTTTATTAATTATTCTTGCATTTTTTCTTAATTTGTAACAAGGCTTCCTATTAAGTTTATATTTAAGATTAAACTGATTCGCATGGAAATCCAACCAATCAATTATATTTTGATCTAACACAAACCATTCACCTTGAACCCTATATCTGTCAAATTTTTCATGTAAACTTTTCTCCAAATTACGTTCCATTCCTTTTGGAACTTTGATTTTATATCTAAGTAATAATTCAAAAGGACACCCTGTTTGCAATCCCTTCAACCTTGAATCAACATCAATTGCAATACCTATTTTCACTCTGTTAAGAGATTTATCATCAGTTGGAATATTAGTTACAATGAAATAAATGAAAGTGTATTCCTTTATTGTTCTTGGATCATAAAGAAATCTATCAATATCTTTGGCAATAATATCTTCAACCACTGGAGCTATTAATCCTTGCTTAATCATTCCAATACTCCCACCTTTTATCAGAATCTTTAATTGGTTTTGGTATATGTTGATTTTTTAATGGCTTAGGATCGCTAGGGGCACGATATAAATTAAGTTTACTCTGTCGGATGAGCCATTGGAATTTTAAATGAAGATTATAGTCTGCTTGAATTTCGGATTGCATTAAATAATAATCCAAACCACTTACACCCTCATGAGTCACAGATTTTAGACGTTTTTCCTTACGTTTATTAGAAAACTTACTCAATATTCATCCTTATCTAGAGAGATTTTTCTATTCGGATTCAAATTAGTGCATAGTCTATCATATTTTATATTTTATTGTCAATACCTAAATTATCATCTATTAGCATCTCAATATAATGTTTTATTTTTTCTGCATCCCGTTCTGGTGATCCCTTATAATTTAACCGACAGGCATACTTAATAATATTTCCTAATAAATACCCCTGATATTGAGCGGGTGTTAATTTCGCCTTAATGATGTTTATTGTTTCAATATCGCCGGCGTCATAGTATGTGCTCTTTCCATCAACTGCCATTTTATTCCTCCATTATTTCGATTAATACACCCGGTCCACCCACTTCAAATTTATGAGTAATTGATTTTATTTCCTTCCAGCCATCATTTTTAATTACCTTTGCCATGATTAATCCATCAAAAATATACTTTTGAGCCGCCATAATGTTATCAGGATCACGCATTCTATTCTTTTCGTACCATGTAAAGCAAAAATCAACTTCTGGAACGGATTTAAGGTGCAGACAATGGTAATATACCCTTTCAGTGTGTTTCTTCTTTTCCTGTGCAGATTTAGCCCAGTGAGTACGGGCTGAATTAATCATCTCGTTTAGCCCTGGGAACCGTCCGGGGATAAATATACTTTGCATCCCTACTCCTTACCATAAAGACTAATAATTTCATTTTTGTTAATTTTACCATGTTGTGTATCTTCATGTCCATGCTTATATCCATGAACGAAGTTATCTATTAATAAAGGTCTAATTGCTTTCAAAAACCAATCGATATGATCAGAAGCCAATTTTGTTATTTCTTCTTTTTCCATTTCTTATTACTCCTTTATTTTCTTAAAATCGTTTCCGAAGTGTTTGTGGAAGTCGGAAGCAAGGATTTTAAACACATTACTAACTTTAAGTTTAGGCTCAACTACACCCAGCCAAATATATCCTCTGATATCATGTAGGGCCACTTCGTGATTACCCATATGATTTAATTTCCATTCATCTCCAGTGCCTCTTTCAAACTCATTCCCTATACTGTAAAAATCTTCCTCTATTTTTTCCATAAAGCCAAATTTTACAGCGTGAATCCAGAAGTTTTTTGAAAAAACTCCTCCCGGAGAACATTTTATATGCTTTTCATAACCTTTTCCATTATTCCATTTCTCAATATCTTCCTGAAATTCCTCACAGGAGTTTTCAAAACTACCCCATCCATACATCTTTTGATGCGCTACAATGTAATCATACTTTGTAAATCCCTTTAATACCCTGTATTTTTCTTCCATTTTTACCTCCGGGTTAAAATGTTTGTATGTACAGTAAACTACTTGCTTTTCTTTGTCATTTCCATAGCAGTATTTGCAATTATCTTCTTTACCCATGTTACCACAATAATAACCATCAAGGGTTATATTTGTATATCCATCGGGTGTTCGCATACCATAAGGACATAATTCAACTGGTTTATTATTATATTCTATCTCTTCTATGTATTTCATGGTTTCTCCTTTTTATGTTGTTGGCTCCGCCTTTTGGTCGCGCTCTAATTCCTAATTTTTTAAATCGATAATATAAAGCACCACTCGTTATATTTTCACCACTGAAAAAATTAACGATATCAATCAACCTGAAATATGACAATTCATTTTCTAAATATAAATCATTAAGCATTTCTATCTCTGAATCATATCCGAAGCATTTAGCTATTTTGATCCAATTTAGTCTTGATCTACACCCTCCATGATGTCCGAGTGGGTAATTTCGCCTTTTTAACTCAGCCTTTACTCCATTACAGCTGATATATTGCACACCATCAAAGGGGCCAAAAAAATAACCAGTACGCATTAGACTTCCTTCTTCTTCATATTTCTTTTCAAGTGTTATTCCTGCATCTTTTTCTAATGCTTTCCAGTTTATAGTCATATTACATATCCTAACAAATCTTATTACCGTGACGATATGATCTTGATTTATTGTATTCATGTTTTATTTTAATTGCATATTCAATGTCAATTTTATGCTCAACACAAAAATCCAATATTCGGATAATACAATCAGCAAGCTCAATCGGTATACCCCCCGGTTTTTTTAAATTATCTTTTTTGTAATATATAGTTTGACAATCATGATTATTTCTATACTCTTCAAAAGCTTCTGAGAGTTCCGAATGAAAAAGGCTTATTTCTTCCCCGAATGATCTTTCTTTTTCATGCCAACCATGATCAGTGGCATTTTGCCATATTTCATATGCTATTTCATTTATTTCCATATTTTATCTCCCTATTCCCATGTTAAGATCGTCTGTTAATGGCGCGGGGGAGTCCTCTATTCTCCCCCTGTTTCATGCGCCATATATCAAAGCCGTGTCATCAGGGATATCTCCTTTCGTTATTTTCACGGCCTAGATACCCATTCAGGTTTGAAATTCTTGTCTTTTATCATGTGCATTATATCCCTTAAACGTTGGTTTCTCTCAGAAAAAGTTAACCCTGTGTAACAATCCCGGCAAATATAAGGGATTCCTTTTTCGTTGGGTTCCCTTATACATAAATCTTTTTTAAAGCACCCGGAGGCCTGACACTCCATTTTATATTCAGTTAAATGAAACTTAGAATTATCTGTACCGTCATAGTTTTTAACCGGAATACATTTTTTTAATTTCCCGGGAGTAGGGAAATAATCATTATCATCTTCAGCATATTTAGCGGCTGCCTCAACTATATCTTCATTAGAATATCCTTGGAGAGCGTTAAAATATCCCTCTACTAAATCACTGTTTATTTTTTTCGGCCAAATATTTCCCAAGAAGTGTAGAGTGTCCTCCACTATTTTCTTTGTTGCCATTTTTTACCTTTTCATTTTTATAAGATTCAAATTTAGTTCCAAATAAAGTTTGAGGTCTTAGATAATCAACCATTTTAGGGTCGGTTAACCACGATGAAACTTTAACATCTATTACATACTTAAAATCATCTAATCTAAATCCCTGATTCCATCTTGCTTTAATAAATCTTTTGGTTTCATTGGTATCATGCTTAAAATTTTTATTTGCTTTTTCATTCAAATAATCAATTATTTTTTTATAGGGAATTTTTTCAGACACAGGGTCGGGCTCATTTTGCCCGACAATGCTTTTCTCCTGCTCCTGCTCCTGCTCCTGCTCCTGCTCCTGTTTCGGATAGGTTTGGGGTAAGGTATCACAAACGTTTAAGAAAGGTTCCCCCCAACCTTTAGCGAAGTCTTTAAGTATCTGTATTGCTTGTAATTTTATACTACAGTTAGGGATTTCATCATATTGCTTAATCCATGATTTTAGAACATTGGGATTTTCAGGCTTATTATATTCAAGAAACCTTGGAAACCATACTACATGAAACGTTTCGTCATACTTCCAGAAACCTTTACTTAAACCTTCCTGAAAGGCTTTCCGATACCTTTCAATTTTCCATCTTTTTTCCGCTGCAAGCCCTTCAACAGGAGCTTTGTATATTCCTATTGCTGTTGTCATTGGAGTAGTATATAAATGGAACCACACCAATTGACAGTCATCAGAGGCAAAGGGGAATTTATCATCATTCCATATTAAACAGTGTATATTCCGATACCTACTCATTTTAACTATTCCTTCTATCAATCTCATTTTTAAAAATGGTCTTCCATTTACCCTTATCAAAATTATCAACAGCCCATTTTAAGTATCCATCATCAATTTCAGATAATTTTTTATCCTTAAATTTTCCAAAGGGTATTTTTAAATCACCTTTTTCTGCTTTCTTCTTTTCTTTATGTGTAGTCATTTGACGGTTTTCCAAGTCTTTCCCGGTTATCAAATTTACTCCTGTGAGATAACCGATATTAGACTTTAACCGCCACAATTCATTACCATTGGAAATATCTTCAATAAAGAATGAATTAATCTCACCAAATCGTTTAATATTGTCGCATAAGTCTGTAAGTTTACAACATTCTTTTCCATCAGAAAGACGTAAACCCCTGCCCGATATTTGATAAAATAATGTAAGTGATTTAGTTGGTCTGCCTATTATGATATGATCAAGTTCGGGAAAATCAAAACCAACAGTTAGAACACCAACATTAACGACACACCTTATTATCCCTAATTGGAACTTTTTTAATATTTCTTCCCGGTCAGATTTAGAAGTCTGTCCAGAAACTTCAGCACAAGAGATATTGTACTTTTGCAGAGCCTCAACAACTTGTTTTGATTCGCTAGTAAAATGTGTAAAAATTAAAATATGTTTAGCTTTGGACTGGGTTACTTCATTAATTATTTTAGAAACTATATTTTGTTCTTTGTTATATTTTTCAAGGCTGTCTTCATTGTATCCCTGGCCTGTCGAATTACTTTTTATTTTTTTGCTGTCGTAATCATTTTTATAATCGTAATCAATAGGGCAAAGATACCCTTGATTAAACATATCAGTGACTTGTGTAATATGAGATATCGTATTGAATATCCTGGGGCGGGTCCGGGTAAGAAATCTTGATTCGACTACAGGGTCACCATTTCCGTAAGTGTTCATGTAGTATTTCATTCTGAACGGAGTTGCAGTAAGCCCAATAACCGGAATATTAAGATGATTTATAAACTCTTCATATTGACCACCTTTACTATTGCATAAATGACAATTGTGGACTAAAACATTTTCAGCAAAATATGAGGGATGTCCTGAGACTTGTAAGTTGTAAACAGGTTCATTACATATTTGTTTTTTAATCTTAATACTTTCCACCCTAATGATATTAGAAACAGATCCTTTTTTTGATCCAGTTTTTCCCGTTTCCCTGTGTGATTTCTCCCATCTATCTCTATTGCAATCTTTAACTTTGGATTTCCTATGTCCACTTTGTAGCATGTTGGATATGTTTTTAATATTTTGGGAACATTTGTTTTTATAGGATACTCTGGGATCCAACCTTTCCCCAAAATCTTCAATAATTTCTTTTGGGGTATGGTTAATTGTCCGTTTCCACCACGCTGCAATGGTTTGTGCCCTATCTTCTTTAGAGTCTTTATCATCCTTTCTTTTGCGCCAGTCACCCACATTGCATTCTCCATCTTCTTCGAGCAAGATATTGAGCAAAAGCGTTGTTTTGCAAACATTTTTTCGCCCTGTGTTGTTTTTGCATTTTTCCAAGGAGTAAATTCCTTCCCACAATTCGGGCATATTTTGTATGCTAATAATGATCGACCCTTCAACCAAGTTTCTACATTCAATCCATCCCGATTCGGATAAAAAAGGATGGTTCCCTGTGCATTTAATTGATTTTCCATTGCTTAAGTTAACCACATAATATTCTTTTATAGTTTTTTTAGATATAGCTAACACTTCACCAATTCCAGCTGCGTTATATACTATATCACCTAAGCGCACCTTGTCAATCCTTTTTTTACCTGAAGGCATAGATATTAAAGTGTCTCCAGTAAAACATTCATCTATTATCAACTGATCAAAATCATTAAATTTTTCTTTTCTTTTTATTATGGTTCCTATTGTTGCTATTGTTGTTGAACCCACAGACTTTTCACCCATAGAAGCGGAATAGATTCCTATATCTTCAACGCCAAATTTCCTTAATTTTGACAAATTTTGCTCTAATATTTCTTTGGTAGGTTGCAGAAGAATAGTTTTTTTATTCGTTCGCTCTATAATTTTACCAATTATGAGACTTTTACCTGATCCAGTAGGCTCAACTAATAACCCATTTTTCTGTTTTTTGCTTGATAATAAATCTAGTCCAGCTTCGACAGCTTCTTTTTGATATCCTCTCAATTGGAACATAATATCACCTCAAACGCACATCGCCACTTTCCAAGGCCACAAGGAGATGAGTCTGCGAGAACACAAATACCTGATGGTGGGTTCCCTGAAAAATGGCGATCTATTTTTGACGGTTTATGATATTTGTATTCTCGCATTTGCCTATCTTATTTTACTTCCTGTTAAATGTCAATGATTTAAATGTCCCCATTGGTTTGCTGCTGCAATTGCAAATCCTGGAAATGATCTGCTCCTATTTTTTTCTCTTTCAGGACCAGGAGGCTCTCTATGTATCATTGACCATTTTTTATACTCTTCAGTCCCTTTCTTAGGAGGTATAAGTCTATTTGTATCTGTCAACGGATCAATGTCCCTTAGCCATAAACAAGTTGCCTTAAAATATGGATCTCCAAAATAATATGGTTGGAATATTTGGTCGTAATTTCTTAGTATACGTTTTTTTGTGTGGATATGTGGTATTGGATTTTCGGAATACCCGGGACGTGTATCAGATAAAGTTAGATTAAATATTTCACACGCTTCATCTAATTCCTGCCACCTACCTTCCTTTTCATAGAGCCATCTTACCCCTGAATTAGCCATAACCCTACATGTATAATGATATCCTACAAAATCCCAACTATCTTGTCTTACAGACCTAAAGTCAGCCTTTATATGCCATTTAGGATTGCCCTCTGTATCCCTTAAGTCACAAGAATAAGCTTCATGTCCTTTTTCTCGGAACGCCTTTGTAACTATTTGACTAAATTCACATGCAATCAATATTTTCATTTCCAAAACCTCCACCGCGGCTTCTGCGCCTCTTCCAGCTCTCTTAAGTCCTCCGCGACTGCTGCCATATCCTTGCGTAACTGCGCTATTCTGCCATCGTAGGGCTTAGTTATTTCAAGATCCATAGTTGACCATGCCCGGTAAAAACTGTCGTGCAGGGCCTTTATTTTGTCTTGTAGTTTCCTTTTCATATATGCACCTTCCTGTTTTTAATTGTTATTGATTTCATTCTTCGTCTTCTTCTGGAGTCCATTGGTCGCAGTCAATCTCACTGGTTTCACCTGACCCGTAATAACAGCATATAACTTTAAGTTCTTTATTACCAGACCCGTTATATCCGCAGTTACTGCAATCAAGGGTTTTTATCATCTTTACTTTTTGCATTCCTTCTTCTCCCATTTAGGACAAGTCTCATAATATCTTCTCAGTGTAGCCCATCCCGGTTCACCAGCAACATTAGGGTTAGGGTGTTCACAATGTAGGTTAGTACCATCTGACATTTTAAATGGTTTGCCTGCATGTTTACAGTAATAGCACCAGTATTCTTTTGGTTGCATAGTCTATTCCTTTTTCTCGGGTTCTGGTTTATGGGGCCATTTATTAAAAGAGTGCCATTTTTTACATCTAGCACAATATGATTTACCATCTCTCGATGGACCTGAATCCTGTCCGGGACAAGTGGAACAGTTTCCATGTTTATACCACTTATCTGTTTCATCAAAACATCTTCTGTCACAACTCATTAGTCTATTCCTTTTCCTTAAGGGTCTCAAAATAAAACACTCCTGAGAATGGTTTATCAGGTGTTATCCCGAAATATGAGGCCACTTTTAATCTGTATTCTTTAGTTTTCCTACTCTTTTCAGTCCTTGGATTTTTAGGCTTATCCAACCGTTTATGTAAACCACCAAGCCATAAAGTCCTAAACTCTTCTAAGCTTAAAGATCTTTTGTAATGGTTGATAATTTTTTGGCAAGGGACAAGATTTCGGATATCGTTAATATCTGTAATATCAGTTTTCAAATAATCCCTCATTTTATCGCTTTTAAGCCAATGCAATATATTTTTAGGTATCATGTGATCAACTTGCCAGTCATCCTCAAGAGGTGTTTCTGAATATCCACACAAGCCATTATACTTATTATAAACTTGTTCCCGGTTTATTTTCATTCCTTTTCCTTTGGCGGGAGAGGTAAAGGCATCCAATGGCTAGGATTGTCATAATATAATGCTAATTGTTCACCTGAAAGATAGTCAATCCATGCTGAATCACCATTATATCCATATCCACCTTCAGCATAATACCAATCCCAATAGCCTATACATATATCTTCATTATCAGGGAAAAATAATAATATATTAGGTGGCTCTACCCAATTAGGGTCTTTACGTGACAATGCTCCTCCGCCTTTAGGCGCAGTTTCTATTGGCATCCATTCCATCTTACATCTCCTCTGTATTGATCATGGTGTTATTTCCATCTAATTCTTAAGCCAGCCACAATTATTATTATTAATAAACCAAACCACGGATGATTATTTATTACTAAGTATCCACCAATAGATAATCCGCCTAACAGTATAACACCAAATATTATCAACATTATTATCCCATTTATTTGGGAGAGCTTGGATTGTGATTTATCCAACTCGCCTATTAAATAATTCATAGCATCTACATCAGGAGTAAGTTTTTCTGATTCAGCTTTGCACCTATTCACATAACTACGTATACCTTTTAATCTGTCATCCATTATTCATATCCCCTCTATAGCACGGATCATTTAACTATTATTTCTTGACCGCAATCACATTTGAAGCGAGTTATTTTAGAATGATAGTCAAGAGTATTTCTGAAATTTACTTTACAAGTAGGACATTGAAATTCGCTCTCACGTCTTATTGCCGGGATTTCTTTCCATGTAACTTTTGCTGTTTTAGCCTTTTTTGTTGGTTTCATCTAATCCCCTCACTTGATTATACTCTTAGGGTTTACGTCAAAAGATAGTCTTTAATGTACAAGTAAAGGCTTTCAGGAGCCAGTTTTTTGCCTTTTCTGTAGTAATAGTATTGCCTGATAGAGCATCCAAGTAACTCAGCAATAATGCCTTTGTCTTTATATTTCTCTTCAAGTTTCACACATAGTTTATTTATGCGTTTTAATTTCATTGTTGTTCCTTTTGAGATTCAAAATATTTTTCAATGCAATCCTTAATCATACACAATAATTCGTTGTCTATTCCTTGACCGGACCATTGCCAGCCATTTCTCATTGTATATAATTCAAGTCCATATCCATCTCCAAATTTTTATCTTATCATAATCGCCTGTTGCAAAAATTGCAAGCATTATTTTTACCTAGATACATTATTTTTAATGGTCCGCAAAATATTTTTGCAATTATTGCATTTTTTTCTTGCAATTTAAAATCAATGGGAGTATCTTATACCCGAAGCTTAGATAATTTCTATTTTATTTTATTTTATTTTATTTTATCGCTTAACATTAATGGAGGTTATCATGCAACCAGCCGGGGGAAAGCCCCGGCCTAACTAAGGAGAAGGAATATGGCAAGGCTAACAAAAAAACAAGCAATAGAGATGACAAGAGAAAAGTGGAACTGGCATTACCATCATCCATCTAAGTACGATTCTTGGCATTTTCCTAAAATAAGATCAGGCGAATGGCAATTAAAATTTGATTGTCCTTGCTGTGAATATGTTGAACAATATGGATCTGCTGAGGATTTTAATGATTGTAAGCGTCTTTGTCCCTTAGTGTGGCCTCTTGGAAGATGTGCAAGATATGAGCGTCACCCAATAATTGAGGATGGTATGTATTATGATCAATGGGCATGGGCAAGGACTAATTATTATCGAAAGAAATACGCAAAGCTTATACGAGATTTACCGGAAAGGAAATAATTACCAAACAGATCACTAAGGAGAGGGAGATGAAATTACTTAAAGTATTCAATAAAGGGTTGGTCTCACCGTATCAAAACATGAAATATAAGAAGGGCAAAACTTATATCTGTGATAATTTTGATGAAAATCCTGAAAGGGATTGTTCTAATGGTTTTTACGCTACAGATTGGGATGGATTATCTTACGCTTATAGACAAGGTAAGTCGGTTTATGGAGTTGAAGTATCGGGCAAATCAGTAGAATTTAATCAGTTTAAAAGACGATACGAAATCCTTACAATAGGCAATAGATTGACTCTGCAACAGATAAAAGATGGCCTCAAAAAAGCTAGTAATAAAGCTGGATATGACCTTTACCATGTTTCCTTCCCTGTTAATCCTTTGTTATTGAAACATGGTAAAATTACTCAAAAAGATATTGAGTTATTAAAACAATGGGCTTCTGTGAGGGCTTCTGTGAGGGCTTCTGTGGGGGCTTCTGTGGGGGATTCTGTGTGGGCTTCTGTGAGGGCTTCTGTGGGGGATTCTGT